GCTCAAGACGTTAGTGCATTCCACAACATCGATGCTGAAGCTGAATTAACAGCTTTATTATCTGAGCAAATCGCAGCAGAAGTTGACCGTGAAATCTTACGTGACTTACGTAAAGGTGCAGCATGGACAGCTAAATGGGATTACAATGGATGGAAATACGGTGGAAACGGTAACTCAACTTTACAAGGTTACACTCAAAAAGATTGGAACCAAACTTTGATTACTAAAATCAACCAAATTTCTGCTCAAATCCACAAAACAACATTAAGAGGTGGTGCTAACTGGATTGTTGTTTCTTCAGAAGTTTCTGCAGTATTCGACGATTTAGAATATTTCCACGTTTCTAATGCAGAGCCAGAGCAAGATCAATACAACATGGGTATCGAGAAAATCGGTTCAGTAGCAGGTCGCTACCAAGTTTACCGTGACCCTTACTTCCCAGCAGGTAAAATTTTGATTGGACATAAAGGAAAGTCATTATTAGACGCAGGTTATATCTACGCTCCATATGTGCCTTTACAATTAACTCCAACAATGTATAACCCATTCAACTTTACTCCAGTAAAGGGAATCATGACTCGTTACGCAAAGAAAATGGTGAACAACCGTTATTTCGGTGTAATCAACGTGAGTGGTTTACAAACTTTCGATATGAACACTTTAAGATAATCTTAATTGTCTATAGTAAAAAGCCCTCGAGAAATCGGGGGTTTTTTATTTTGGTTAATTGGGAATTCTTATGTATATTTGCACCATGACCAAAAAGAACCTTAATAATATCATTAATTCGGGTCCAATTGACTACGAAAAATTGCGCTTAGATGTTTTGTCTCGTTTAATTGACGAAAGGGGTATTTCTTGTAAAAACAAAAAGGATGAGATGATAAAATATCTCAAAATGGATGATGAGGGGAAATATATTCGTGAAACCACTTATGAGAAGTGGGAAGGTCGTTTATTAGTGGGTATAGACCTTAAAAATACAGCTCATTTATTACAAATGGGTAAGTTAGTGGAAAAGAGAGAAGCGTCCTCTAAAGGCTTATATGCATCAGATAGAGTATACTTTATATCTAATCAAAAACTAATATAGATTACCAAGTTCTACAAGCCCAATAACGAGGTTTCCAACGTGGACCTGGATTGTCACAGTTCATACGTGCTCTAAAGGATTTTCTTCTCTTAGGGTTATTTTTCTTGATAACCATTCTTTTACCGTGAGCAGATTTACCGCCAAAACCAAAGTTTACTTTAACGACTTTACCTTTATCGTTTTTAACATATACTTTAAATTTCTTGATGTCACCTTGCATGATTTTACCTAATTGAACCTTTTTACCGTGGTATTCAGCTTCATTTAAAAAATCATTGGCTTCAAAATTTGTATTTTGAACTGAACCTGTTTCATCTTCATAAATCAACACAGGTGTTTGTTCGTTATATTCAAAAAGTCTTTCGAATTGTTCTTCGCTTATTTGTATAATTGTTCTTTTTTCCATACTTTCATTATAATGTGTCATCGTTGGTTTATTACCCTTACCAATTTTAGGGTGTTTTTTTTCAGCCCTTCTTTTTTGGTTGGTCATTGCTTTTTTTTCTTTTTTATCGTAAGAGGATGCGATTTTTGGAGTTTCTTTGGACACTTTCTTTGAAGGTCTACATTTTGGATATGATTTACCGTCAGCGTCTTTCCTACCACATGGTGGGTTTTTACCGTTAACTTTTTTGCTAACGTCTACCCATTTTTCTTTAAACCACCTTCTAAGGTCTTCTTTTAAAACCTCACCTGACTCTATGGACTCTTCAATATATTTTAAATCTTCTTTTGAAACTATAATATTCATTTAAATAAATATTTTATAAACCCATATTATCTATGAATTTTTTATGTGATTTTTTATACGATGATTCTTTTTCGTCATTTACGTCTTTAGTGTATTGCCAATTCCAATATAGATTTTTATTAGGTTTAAAACCATAAAATTCATGGACTTTCATTTGAACTTTAGTAACTTCTTCTCCATTCCAATTTTGTCCTACACAAATGAAACCCGTTTCAATATTTTTTATGATATTATCTTCACCTAAAGTGGTATGTCTGTTTTCAATCCAAGTAAGCCTTTCAATAAGATTTTGGTAATACATATTTGTTTGTCCCCACCTTATTGAACTGAAAAATAAAACGGCGTCGCTTTCAAATAATTCTTTAGAAATCTTCCATAATTCATCCGTTTTATTGTTGAAACTGGCCCAACATCTGTGATAACCCGACGGATTTTTTTTATCATTGTCAAGTAATGCTTTTTTTACCCCACAACCATTACCATCTTTTCTTGATACATTACCCTCACAAGGAAATATTTTTAATTCGGAAACATCAATCAAAACAGCTTTATCACCAAGTTCTTCTTTTAAATAAGTTGCAATGATTTTTGATTTTGGAATATCTTCATTTTTTTCATCCCAATTAAACCTGTTTGAACAGCTTAACAATAAAACCTTTTTATTGTTTTTCAATATGTCCAATGTAGCTTTTAGTTTTTTAGCGCCATTTTCTTGGACTAATTCTTCTAAAAGCATCATTTTCCTAATTTTAGATACTTCTTCTTGTAGTATGTTGGACATATTATTTACATTTTCTCCATCCACCGCCTTTTGCTTTGTAATTTTTTGCAGCCCAACCATTTGCGTAAGCGCTTGGGTATACATCAAATTTAGCTTTAGCAGCCGCTTTAGATGCAGCCCATTTTGCAGGGTCAGTAGGACAATTTTTACTTTCGTCTATTTCACCATGTGATTTATTTTTAGGTTTTTTACCTTTTTCTTTCATATGAATAGCGATAGCAGCTTGTTGTGCGGGATTTTTTGCTTCATTTGTTGGGACACAATTTGGAACCATTTTCCCGTTCTTTTTTTTACCGCCAACTTGTTTGTAACCATCCCAACATTTCTCATCAAGTTGTCCGTTTTCATTTAAACTAAATTGATTCACATCTGCGGAAACAGATTGTTGATTATCGCTTCCTTTAGTTTCATTCATTAAAAAATCAAAAACTTGGTCGATATTTTCTTTAGCACTTGAGATATGGTCGTCAGCCCAATCATGGCCATTTTCCAATATTTCATTAACCATGTTTTGGTCAAGTTTTAATAATAATTCACATTGTCTTTTTATTTGTTCTAAATTGCTAAAGAACATATAATTACCACCGTGTGATTCGTTTTCTTTAATAACATCTCTTAGATGTTTTTTGATTAATTCGTTTAAATTCATGTATATAAATATTATTTTTCTGAGACAATCTCAAATTTTATTAGTTCATTATGAAATATTTCTTCATCGTGTATTTTAGTTTTACACTCCAAATGATATTCTCTTGGGATATATATTTCAGTGTCAAAATAGAAGAAATTTTCGTTAGTTGAATCGACCATAGTCCAATCATGAACCATAACTTGGGTTCTACCTTCATAAATGAATATTCTATAATACGTTTCGCCAATAACCTGTGCTATAGGGTTCTCAATAGATTTTGTTGCGATTGTGATTTTTCTTTTTTCACCCTTTTTAATTTTCTCATTTAATTGAATACCATAGAATTGAATTACATAACGATTAGTGTCTCTTGGGTTTTCACCGACACTAAATAAAGAGGTATATGGTTTAGGTATGAATTTTTGACAAACGTCATTAATTGCAATTCCGTCTAAAACTAAGTTTTTCCAACAATCATAATAAAATCTCTTACCGTCACAAACAACACCATCAATACCAAAATTCACCTTATATACACCTTTTCTAACTTTAACGGTTTCCAAGTCGTTTAGACCACTTATAACGTTACCTGAAGCGTCTTTAATATCGACCATAGGTAATTCATCTAAATCAAAAAAGTTTGTTCCTTTTGTAATGAAAAGATACAAATTTTGCATTTGTTTTTCGATAAAATTGTAACGATTATCGATAACCGTATCCTCAAAATAAGACTCAACAAATGGTTCAAAAAATGTTTGAGTATATTTGGTAAAGAATGCCACAGATTGGTCATTAGCAGGGTTTAAATCTTGGTAAATTACAGAAAAAGCAATACCTAATCCGTTATTAACATCACCCGATAATAATCCGTTAATATAGTCAGTTATATCAGCTTCTAAATTTTCATCACCATTATCAAAATTCACTGTAGCTACTATGTCAGGGGAATCATTATAAACTCCTTCAATAGCCCATGTGTGTTCAGTATCTCGATAAAACCAGTTAGAAGGTCTAACGTCAAATGTTAAATTACCCTTAGAGAAATCATATCCCCCATCCTCATAATCAAAACCAACACCTTCATTCCAAAATTCTGGAATTCTGAATATTATTAAATTAAATGATGTTGCTCTATCTCTTCCCGTGCTTCTACCTTGACCCTTAAATCCTTCATCACCAAAAATGGTATTAGTCATTTTTAGAGTGTGTTTAGTGTTAGAATCTATCACCAAATCACCAGAATTAATTCTATTTTGTAAATTTATAAGGTCAACTTTAAATAAAAACTTGGAAAACCCCGAACCATAGAAAATCTCGGTTGTTGGGTTTTTAGCTGTATTAGCTGAAGATTTCTTAATTATCGTATTGTTCTTCTCAAAATATGAACGGAAATATGACATGTCTTTTATTATATAAATATCAATTAGTTGATTCTAATTGAATGGTTCAACATTTCCTCTTCCAAAGTCTCAAGTTTACGTTTTAAAGTTTGAAAATTGTCATCAGATTGCTCAAGTGGTTCAAGAATATCGTGTTTGTGACTTGCAAATAAACTAAACATCATTTGTAAAACCTCTAAAAGAGTTTCACCTCTAACAGAAGCAAAGGTATTTGGCCAAATTTTATTAACATATTCATCCTGAGTTAATTCGTATTTTTCTAATGCGTCAAAATTAATATCCGTTGCGCCCGCAGATTTTGTGGGCATGGTAGATAAAAAGAAAACTTGGTCAGACTTAATTGTAGCAAAAGTTTGCTCACCAGTTTCTTCGGTAACAATAGATTGTTGGACAATCTTTTTGTTTGGTTGCGGCGTTATTTTCGTTGGGCTATACACCAAACCATGTTCTTTAATATTGAAGACATTTATACCGTCCAAAAATTGTTTTTTACCCGTTATATTTGTGGCACTTTCTTGAAAATTTTTAGTAGGTCTAAAAAAGAATGGATGTAAATTACCGGTTGTAGTAAAAAAGGTTGTTCCATAGGTGTTATCATTTACTAATCCATTTGTGTGAAATTTTTGTAGAAAGTCATTTGTTTTTCTATATAAATTGTCAACTGTGGCTCCTGTAAATGATAGTGTTGTATTTTCATCTTTAGCATCTACATAAGATGATGGGAATGGCGGTATGTTTTTAACCAACTCGTAATAACCATCTAAAAGAGGTGCGCTCGATAAATATGGATTTTCCAATCTATATTGTTTTTCAGGGTCAGGTTTTAATTTATAAAAGTAAAAATTAACTGTATCCAATGCATCTGAAATTTCATATTCAACGATGTATTTTAAATCACCTGTTGGGAAATCAGTTACTTCGACAGGACCTGTTGACCATTTTTTAGTTGTTGGGAATTTTTTAAGATAGATGTTAGACGTTTTATTTGACATAATTGGTCTATCAACCATGGATTTTTTTTGAGCTCCATCAGCACTATTCTTAGCTAAGAATTTACCACCGCGAAGCATTAAACCATTATCGGTAAAAATTAAATCTGAACCATATTTTCCATAAACACCATAATGATTATGTTTGGCAAATGAACCCTTAGATTTTTTATCCAAGTAATTACCCAATTTATCTACAACGTCCTGACTTCTTTTAACTGGTCCACCATAACTCGTAAATTCTAATTGGCCTAAATGTGTCTGAGCGTTATAATCAGACATTGTTGTAAATGGACCTGCAACGTATTCCTGATTTGTAAAATCTTTATCGGTGTTATAATTAATAATTTTTACTGACTGTCCAACTTCAGGTATGAAGTTAACATTTGTCGGTAAAAAGGGTGACGCAACAAATAAATCCTTTTTCGTCCATTTTTCGGCTTCGGTTATATTGAATGTTCCTTCAATCTCACCCGTTTGTGAACTATAACGATTAACACGTATTCTACCCATATGTTGTGGATCTTGGTTATCCACGCACATTGCTATATCAATTATTTTCATTAGTCAGTTTTTCTTTTGTCAATTTCTTCAATCACTTTATTATATAAATTTTCAATAGCGTCTAAATGTTTAGTCAAATCCAAAATCAATTCTTTTGTTTTTTGGAATTCTTCAAATAATTCATTTTCAACAGCAAATAAATCTTTGTTAGATTTATTCTCCACATCTTGCGTAATCTCAATAATTTTTTCTTTAGTCATGTTAGAAATTTTTTCCGTGTGAAGTTATTAATCCCGGAGGAACTATAATAGGTCCTGTTGGCCCTGGTAAAATTGTAAGATTGTTACCAGTTGATACATAACCAAATGAATCTTCGTGTTCTTGATGCCCATCAACCATTGCTGATACTAAAGCCTGTAAGTTAGTTGTTTGTTTATCAAATAGAGCACCTGTATTTACACCATGATTTTCAAGTTTACCAAATATTTGTGATTTCATAATATCTGTGCTTTTACCCGGTAAAAAGTTTGAAAAGCTAAGTAAAAATCCAGGAATACTTAAACCTGGTATTAGCGCACTACCTGCAATCAAAGCATCTATAGCTAAATTAATGGCATCAAACATACCTTTACAACTACCAAAATCAACATTATTTAATATACCTAATAATAAAGCAATTAAAGCGGCGATAATAACTAAGTATCTTTTTTGTTTATTCAATATAATTCTTCTAAGTAATTTTGCTAAAAATCTGTATAAATGTGGTTTTGATAAATCCCAAAAATGAACTCTAAATCTCCATAATAATTTTGTGATTATCGCGTTAAACAATTTCCACATTTTTTTCATAACCACTTTAACATCTTCAACCACAGTTCCTAATGCACCATTAACGGCTTTGTAAACTATGATAATTGGTAAAAAATATTTAGGTGAAAGAACTGATTGTATTAATGCTTTTGGTAAATTTAATATTAAACTATTAATTAGGTTTATGTGAAAGCTTGCCATCGGAATACTGTCGCTACCTGATTGGTTGTGAGCATCTATAGCAGCATTTAAAATAGCATTATCTAGTTTTTTAGCTGTAGTTTGTCCTTGTAAATAAACAAAATTATCATAATGAGATGGATTGATAGGGACTGTAAAATTATCACAATCTCTAAACCTTAAAACTTTATTTAATCTATCAGCTTCATCATCTAAATCAATACCCTCCACATCATCAAAATCAAAATAAAACTCAATGTCATCATCGGTTTCATTAAATTGTTGTTGTGGACTTTGTCCTAATCCCTTTTTATTGTCATCAGAATTACCACAATAGCCACATAATTTAGCTAACAAACGATTTAATATGTTTGTGCTAATATCAAAAGCAAGTGGTTCTTTACCATCACCATGTAACGTCATATAAACTGCGGTGTTTAAAACGTTGTCAATGTTAACATGGTCTACCGCACCATAATACCCCAACATAAAGTCTTCTAACTTACCGGCGCCACCAGGATTAAAATCTGAAAATGTGAATTTTTGTTCGTATTGGTCAAATCTTGCTTTGAACATGGTATCACCATTTTTACTCGATATATTAACGGTGTCACCTGTTATTGCGCTGTATAAGTCTCTATTAACTGCACCCATTGACCCTTCAGGTTCATAAACAATTTTACCTGTTGTGCTTGTAGGGTCAACAGTCAAAGCATTTAAAAAATCAAACTCATAAGGATGTAACGAACATTCAGTAAAATTTAATCCTTGGAATGTTTTGTCTGTTCCACATATGCCATCACCAACAAATAATGTTTGCATAACAGCATCCATTATTATTTGTTTAGATTCATTTAAGGTTCTATTCATGGCAGCAATTGAGATTTGCTGAACCATTTGTTTTGATAAAAAAGGCTTGTTAGGGTCAGTGCTTGTAGGTCTTTCCTCACTAAAAAAACTTTCAACCACATGTATCAAATCTTTGAAAACATCATGGTGATTAGTATTTTTTTTCTTTTTCTTACTCGCTAAATCGGAAATATTTTTACCGATATTTTCAGAAGACGGCACTTTTATAGATGAATCAATTGCATTATCAATTAATTTACCAAGAATATCGTCTGACCTGCTAAGTGATGATATTTTTCCCGCAAGTCTATTTGCAGAATTTACGTTGTTTTGGAAACTCATAATTGATAGTTAGCTTCACCTTTATTATCATTATCATTAATCATTTTGTCTAATAAGGCTCTATCTTCATCGGATAATTCAAGTTTACCCATAGGCATACTTTTACCTCCACCGCCTGTTGTTTGCTTTAGTAATGCACCTTGCAATTTAACTAATGATATTTTCTTTTCTGTGCAATCGTTCAAAATCTTTTGTTGTTCCTTAATTACAGGACCAATTACACTCATATCTTCCGCATCTTTCATAAAACTCATCATTTTACGCATGATTTGGGAAGCTGTGTTACGATTTTCTACAACGTCATTGTAAATTTCTTGCATTAAGGATAATGCAGAATCGACATCAAGACTGATATTATTTCTTTGTCCTCTCATAGTATATAAATAGGTTTTATTCTAAAAACCCACCTAAAATCCCGTCATACATTTTTTTGTATCTTTTCAGTGAAATACGGATTTCTTTTGTTGAGAGCGATGTCATTTCCCTGAGGGATAATAGAATTAGATTTTTGTTGAATTTATTGCCATCACCTACTTGGAAAATTTTGTCAAAATTGCTAAAAATCTCCAATAGGGCGTAACCCAATTTTTGTTCATTATCTGACATATCTTCCTTTTCGATGAATTCTTCTAAGGATATGGTTAACTTAATAATTACATCTCTATAATCAATAATATGTTCATCAATCACATATGTTAAGTCGGGCCTACCTTCTTCAATATCGGATGAAATGTCATCGTAAGATATTTGTCTATTTTGTTCTTTGGTGTCCTTTTGAATGGCACCCATTAAGTAGTTTTTACAAATAGTTCCAAAATATGAATACGCTTTGGTATTCTTAGTGTGGTCAAATTTGTTAATTTTGGTGATTAGAAAAGACATCGTATCATTATGTATTTCGTCAAATTCTAAATCTTTCCTATATAATTTATAACGTCGAATAATTGATTCAACCATTATAATTAGGGGTTCACGTAAATATTCATTGAATATCTTATTTCTTTCTGCCTCATCACTACTTTCTAAGTAATTGACTACCGCCTTCTCTTGATCCTCCCCAAAATAAATTTTTTGGGTTCGTTTTCTCGGCATTAAGCTTCGGTATAATTTACATCGCGTTTATTTTTGAAGAAGAATTCTTTTTTAGCTGCGTCTAACCAAAACTTAACTTCTTTTTCATTCAATTTAAGTGTATCATCGTTTTTGTATAACCAAAATAACGAATCCTCTCTCATATTAAGGTGTGTATAACCAATCTTAGGGATTGACATTATTTTAACATTGTTATTAGTTAATCTTAATAAGAATTCATAACTAAATGTCAATTTGATATTTTCTTTAAATTTACCTTGCTCTTTAATAACGCTTGTTCTATAAATTCCGCCACTTGTTTGGTAGTTTTGGAAATCTAATAAAGCTTCATTATCTAAAAATCCTTGAACATCTGTAAATCCGTAAGCCCATACAGATTCATTAATATAACCGATAAATTTACCGTCTGTATTAACGTCTTTTACAATTGGTAAGAACACATCAACATCAGGATTTTCTTTTGAATAATCGTTAAATAATTTTAACCATTGTGAATTATATGTGTCATCAATTTCTAAAATTGAAAACCATTCAGTTTCACATGATTCAATACCAATATTTAATTGATTACAAAAATCCGTTGGTTCGTTGTGAACTTTAAAATCAATGTTTAATGTTTGACTCAATGTCATTTTACTTACCTCATCTTTTACATTAGATGGACAAACGATTAAAAGATTTACATCGTTATGAAAGCTTTCAATAGAGCCAACTGCTTTTAACAATAACTCTTTATAAGTTTCATCAATTTTATGAATAGGTAAAATAATTGTGATTAATTGTTGTTTCATACAGTTTCTTCTTCTTTTTCTTCTTTTAAATTTTCTATCGCTTTATTGATAGCTTCAATTCGTTTATTTTTTATCGATGTGAATAAGGAAATAATATTTTCTTCCGTTATTTTTGTTTCATAAGGTAATAACGTGTCTTTCATTTTTTGTTTAACGTCGTCAGTTAATTCAATACCTTCTAACCACGCTAAAACATAAGTTCCTAATGTTTCAGTAATTTTTGTTACGTCATAAGTCCACATACCATTTTCACCCATCCAATCAGGTTCGGTATTAGGAACTTTACCAATGACAGGAACATTACATTTCATTGATTCTAAAGGATATGTTCCAAATGTTGATTCATCATCAACCCAAACCGAAACCATACATTCATTTAAATTTGTTGCAAAATCTTCATAACTTGTTTGAACCATGTCTCTAAAAGTAATCCAACGTAATTGTGGGTATTTCAAATAGAATTCTGAAATGATTCTTTTATTAACATTTCTATCTCTACAATTAATTGCAATCAATGGTTTTGTTTGTTTGTCAGTAGGCTTGAAATGGTCACCAATAATAGGTGGGATAATAAACACTAAAGACTCAGGGAAAATATCTAATATATATTTTTTAGCTGCTTCAGTTGTTGTAATAACTCTATCAAATCCATAATCACTCCATCTACTTCCAATTGGTAACGTTTCAAAAATGTAATCTTTTTGTTGAACTAACATAATTTTTGAACATCTAATGTTCGCTAATTGTTGTAACGCGTTTGAATAGTGTTCAGGAACAACTAAAACATCATCAATTTTTAATTCAACTTTATCGTCTTTTATTGAAACAACTTCAAGGTCATCATAAGTGTTACCTAACCATCCGCTAACACCTGTGTAGCTGTTATTTTCTACAAGTATTTTAGCAATAAAGCCATTCTTTTTTAATGTTAAGGCTAAATCATAAATGTGCTTGATGGATGCTCTTGGGTTATTTTTGCTATCATATGTTAAGAAATAGACAATACTTTCATTTGTATTTAATCTTTCTAATGACGCTTTTAATTTTTCAATGTTTTCTTCTATTTTATTCATATTCTTCAATTAATATTTCATTTTTTATAAGTGTATTGAACGCCAAGTTAAATGCGATTGAGGTTTGTTTAGCGGCGAATGCTCCCATTTCATTATCGACATCTTGTATTTCAGATAAGACAGTTTCTAAACACATTTTAATAACTTCATATTTAAAAATGTTCACTTCTAAAGTGTCTTGATCATCTTCGTCCTTTATTGTTTTTCCTGTTCTACATCTGTCTGTGATTCCGTCAAGGTCAATGTAGTAGTATTTTCCAAAGATTTCAACCATGGTTCTTGTATTTCAGTTAATTTAGATATTTCTTTAGTATTTGTAAAGTATTGATTATAAATGTTATTAAATTTATACACGGTTTTATTTTCAGGACATGCGTTAATAATTTTTTCATTGTCCGTAATCCAAACATCACAATTGTTCCAATTGGATTCAATATCGAATGAGTTGATAAATTTAATATTACTTCCTAAAAATCCATTTTTTGATAAAAAGAATAATGTTGCAGGCTTTGCTTTACCTAATTCATCTAAACCAACTAATGTAAAGTTGTGTTCGGGGTTTTGAAATATTATTTTATGTAAATCGGATATTGCTGTATTGTAACTTAAACCCGCGTGACCAAATATCTCTATTGGATATTCAATAAATAAAAAAAACTCAAACTCTTCCGTTGATTGGAATTTGTATGAGTTTAATAAATTATTATTATGTATTGGTTCTGTTATACCATATTCAAAATTGTTATCAAGAATTTCTGCATCAATATATGCGTCCTTGTAATGATAATCAAATTTTTGAATTAAATTTCTTAAGACTCCGTCTATACTTACAAATATTTCCATAGATGTAATATAACACGATTTATGTCAGAAGTAAATGCTAATCGTATCTTTGTAAAATCTCTCCGATGATTGGATTTCTAACAATATCTTGGTTACCAAATTCAAACACACCAATACCTTTTACACCTTCTAATCTTTTCTTAGCGTCGAATAAACCTGACTTTGTTTTGTCTTTAAATTTGTCCGATTGTTCAAGGTCACCTGATAAGAAAAATTTAGAATTAAATCCGATACGAGTTAACAATAATTTAATCTGAGCAGGGGAAGCATTTTGAGCTTCTTCAAAAACTAAGATAGTATTGTCAACATTCCAACCTCTCATATAAGCAAGTGCCGCAACTTCAATATAACCTTGATCTTTTAAAGTTTCGCGAGCTTCTTTACCTATAATCTTATTTAAAAGATAATATGATGGATAAATGTATGGGTCTAACTTTTCTTCCAAACCACCAGGTAATGAGCCAAGTTTTTCTTCAGCTTCTACAGCGGGTCTAACAATAATAATCTTCTCATACTTGTTAGAATCGTCGTATAATAAGTCTACAGCACGTTTCATTGCTATATAAGACTTACCTACACCCGCAGGTCCAAAACATAAGGTAATTTGATTTTCACCAAGAATGTTCCAATAGGTTTCTTGGTTTTTGGTTAGGAATTTTTCTTTAGGACGTTTAATTATTTGTCTAATCCTATCTTTATGTGATATTTTCTTTTCTTCGGTGATGGTGATGGTTGGTTCTACTTTCTTTGTTTTTGTTCTTAAGGCCAAAATTTTAAGTTTTAAAATTGAACTTTATTCCTTATAAATATGTGCTATTTCCCTGTTGAACCAAATCCACCTGACCCTCTTTCGGTATCGGATAATTCGGGAACTTCGGTCATATATATTTTTGGATAAGGCATGATTATGATTTGTGCGCCTCTGTCACCGACATTGTATTTAATACTATCCAACCCATTGGTTTTTTTAAATGTTGCTTGTATTTCTCCTCTATACCCGCTATCAATAACCCCAACGCAATTTGATAAAATCAATTCTTGGTTTCTAACTGATGAGCGAGGGAACACAAAACCTACGAAATTTTTAGGTATTTCCATTGAAATACCAAAACCATAGGTTACACTAAATGATGTGTTTTCAATAATGCTTGTAATAGTTAAATCCATTCCTGCATCACCAACTTTAGAATAAGATGGGATTACCGCATTAGGACTTATTTTTTTTACTTTAATAAGAAATCCATCATTAAAAACGTTAAGGTCATTATATGATGTTTGTTGTGGTTGTGATGTAGCTATATTTTGTGGCTGCGCATTACCCATTTTCTCGTTAACCAAAGCCATGATGTCATCAATCTCTTTTAAGAAATTTTGGTCAACTTCGACATCATTATTAATATCCTGTTCAATTTGTTTTAACTTTTCAACGTAAGCTAAAATATCTTTACTATCCATTTGTTTTCTTTTTTTCTTCTATCCATTTATCCAACGACTTAATTCTTTTTTTAAGGTCGTCATCTTGCGGTCTTAAAACGCATTCGACAAATAAATCCGTAATTCTTTGTAATTCTTCTACTGAAATAATAATACCAACTGACGTAACATAATCAAGAGCTAACTTGCTTTGAGATTGGCGCATTATTTGAATGTCTCGACTATAAAATTCCATCAGTTGGTATATACCAATAATTACTTAGACTTATAATATTCGGGTGTATTTTTTTGGTCAATGACACACTCGATAGCCATTTTAACAACACTTAAACTTTCGCTACCTCTAATATCACCTTCGCGATATTTTGCGGCCACAATTGTCGCTTCTTCTACTGATTCGGCTTGAATCACGTATTTTACTTTTTTGATACGTGGGTTACCTTCTTTGTCCATTTGTTCGGTTTCATAACCGATTGTAACTTGATAATACATAATTTACTTGTTTATAATTGATTTAAAAAATTCTACTCTATCTTGACAAACTTTTTTTAATGAGTATTTGTCTTTAACCGTCTCATATAATCTCATACCTAAATCCTCAATCATATTAGGGTTTTCAATTAAACGTTTCATATGTTTTCCCCAATCTTTGTGGTTTCGTTTTGGGTTAACAAATAATGCGTTTCCTTTATCATTGAATTTACCTTCGTCAACAGCTGAAATTAAATCTAACGTATATGGTTTTGTTTCACTTGCAATAATAGCTTTTTTATGAAAGCCCGCCTCAATAATTTTTAATTGAGATTTATTTGCATTAAACTCACTTTCAACAATAGGAGCTAAAGATACATCAAATAAATTGTAATTAAATGCGTATTTTGTAATTTCTTGTGTCCATACTCTTCTATATGGTTTATCAATATCGTTGTATGGAATTTGTATGAAGTCTGTAAGATAATTTTTATAATCTTCGTCTAAAACTTTATAGTTATCGGTAAAAATTTTTTCATATTTATACCAAACAGTTTCCATTGGTTCAATTGGTCTTTGTTTTTGTTGACCAGTGTTTCTATCGATTTCATGAACAGTTCCTCTTAAATCAAATCCACATAAAACAAATTGAACTTTATCTTTGAAGCTGTTATGTGTTGTTGAAATTCCTTGTTCTAATAATTCGATATCATATAAATGTGATGAACCACCTAACCACCCAAATCTAACTTTATCCGATTTTGTTGGTTGAGATTTAAATTGTTCTTCATCTTCGTTTACCGCATTTGGAAAAACTAAGATATTCTCTATTTTTAATTTTTGTTTAATCGTATCTGCAAATATTGGTGTAGTCGTTGTAACATAATCAGCCAATTTTAACATTTCAATTTTCTTCTCGCCGACTTTGTTATGTTTAATATGTTGATACATTGGATGTCTATGGTCAACAAACCATAAATCGTCAATATCCATAACAACTTTAATACCATTTTCTTTTAACCACTTTATTCTATTGATGTTATCTTCATGTGTGGTTATATGGATAAAACTATGTAAAACAACGATATCGTAATTTCTAAAAAATTCATCGTCATTTGGATCAACCTTAGTTGCTAAATCAACATGTATTTCGTCTTGATGATTTTCACCTATAAACGTGTATGGGTCAGACATTCTAAATTTACCCACGCCGTGCTTGTCAGATGGTATTGCTAATATTCTAATTTTTGACATTAATAATTCATTATATGATAAAATATAACGAATTAAAATCAAAAAACAAAATGTTACTTAGATTTATTTACCCCTGTGATTTTACCTTTGAATATTGAATCACCAACTTTTAATACAAGGTTTTCGCTAATTGTTTGTGTTTGTTGTGCAGTAAGGATTTGATTTAATTTCTCATCCATAACTTTGCGAACTGTATTTTCAATAAGGGTTGCAATTGCATTCATATCTATATTAGATGTAACCGGTGCTTGCTGTCTTTGTAATGGTTGTCCTTTTTTAACTTGAACACCTTCTTGCTCCATTAATCTTTTAGCACCTTTAACAAAATCCATATCTAATGTTTCGTTTAAAGAGATTGACGGCATTTGTTCAATGGGATGCTCAATCATTGCTTTTTTAATTGCTTCAGGTAATTTAGAATTTTGTATTCTATCAACATTTACAGGACCACTTACAGGTCGAGTCAAAGATGATTGTGGCGCTTGTTGCATTCCCATAGCTTCGCTTGGGTCAGATAATAACATTGACTCATTTACTTGACCTCTTTGATAGTTACCACCATCCACTTTATTCATTACTTTTTTAGCATTTACTAATTTACGCATTAAATCGTTTTCTGATATTGTTCCTTGACCTTGTGACATATTATGTGTTTTCTATAATAATAATGTTTTTTAATAAAACATTAAACGTTTTATTTTTAAAATTGATTCATTTAATTGATTACCATCTTCTTCTTCCTTTTCTGGTTCTTCAGGATTAACTGATGGCTTTTGTTCAGGTTTTGGTTGAGGTAAATTTTTATCAATTGGTCCAACAGGTTCAGCCGTAGGTTTTTCAGTTGGTGGAACTTGTATTGGTTCAGCAGTTGGCGGAACTTCAGCTGTTGGTTTAGCTTTAGTTGTTGGTGTTGGTAATTCTGCTGATGGAACTTCTGGTTTAACTTCAGGCTCAATTGCAGGTTTTTCTTTACTAACTTTAGTTGTCGGCTTAGTTGGTTCCACTTTTGGTTTAGCAACTTTCTTAGGTTTAACTTCTTGATTCCAATCAGTTTTAGCATATACAACTGACATGCTTTTATCACCGCTTTCATTATAACCTGGTCTTTTAACATCAAATGTTTCATCTGTAATTTGAACGTTATTTGTTCTTGATAGAATAAATGTCCTCCAATTAGTTTTACTAAATCCCTTTTTAGATGTTGAAGGTGGCTCAACCCAAGCTCTTAACACTAAGTTACCCTTTTTATTTAAACCCATCGCAACAGGTTCAACTTTAACTCTATAACCCGCTTTTACATTATTTTTTTTAGGTCTTCTTGGGCCCGTGTAATAAAATGTAATTTTCTTCCTATTTTTAATAGCATCATAGATAGGCTTATTGCGCGTTGTTTTCAATATATTTTTGTTATATTGTTCATCGCTCATTAGCTCAGTTAATAATATGTTAGATAATGATATCATTAAAAATCGGGGTATCTTTTTGTTTCACCAAATTTATTTTTATTAATCAAATTGGTTCTTTTAGTAATATCAGTGATAGAACCAACTGTTCCCGTATCACCAATTTGTCCTTTACCAAATTCATCGCCATTTGAAAGTGCGTCAAGATTTGTAGATGAATATTGATTATCAATACCATATCTATTTCTTGCAATACTACTAATTCTTTGTTGAATGTCAGTTGCAGACCCAACTGTTCCTGTATCACCAATTTGACCTTTACCAAATTCATCACCGTCAGACAAAGCGTCTTTGTTTATTGATGAGTATTGGTTTGTGTCTTTATATCTATTTCTTGCTAAACTTTCATTTCTAACATTAATATCCGTTAAAGAACCGATTGTTCCTGTATCACCTTTTTGTCCTTTACCAAATTCATCACCATCAGATATTGCGTCCTTATTACTAACACCATATCCATTATTTGGGTTGTATCTGTTTCTTGCAACAGAATCAATTCTTGTATTAATATCGGTTAAAGAACCGACTTGGCCAAACTCATTTTGACCTTTACCAAATTCATCACCATCAGATATAGCATCTTTGTTTGCCACATCATATCCATTTCCTGTGCCGTATCTATTTCTTGCAATACTTTCATTTCTAACAACAACACTTGCTGCCTCTAATGGACTTGGTTTGTCAGGATTTGAACCGTATACTTCTGTAAATTGCGCCATATTATAACATTAATTTTTTTATTTTTTCAACTTCTTCAAATAATTTCATAGATGAAAGAGCTGATATTGACGTTTTATGTGAATTGCTTTTCATTAAATTAACAGGAATAGCAAAGCTTTGTTTTTTGGTATGCCTTTTTAAATGACTATTTTTTCTGCTACCTTCTCCTGCAATATTGTCAGCTTGCATTTTAGAATCTTTACGATTACTAACTAAATCTCTTTCACCTTTTAAAAATTGGTTAGCCCATTTTTCCATTAAATCGCCACCCACCAAATCATACTTTTGTCTTTCATTAATTTTATCCATATTTTTTAAATCGTGGATAATTCTTTTTAATTGACCGTATTTTACTTTTTTATCGGTAAGAATTTTTTGAGCACGATGAGCTCCATCAACATAATTCCCGTTTAAACCAACCAAGGTATGATTGATTTTATCCAAGATATTTTGAGGAACATCAAAAATTCGGCTTTTTAATTCTTTATTCATTATCGTCGTCTAATTTATCTTCCAAATAATCAATCACATCTTCAATTTCTAAACCGTGACTTTTTAAATTGTTTTTTAATGATGTTAGTTGTCTTTTAAGAATTTTGTCAATTTCTTTTTTTTCGTTCTCAACAGACTTTTTAACAATGTCACCGTCTTTATGCTTCTTTTTTGATAAAACGCTTTCAATATATTCTTCCATGAATTTTTTAGGTGTTTCAATCAATCTTACCTTATCGTCACCCGCTGGTTCATCAGGAATATAACCCATTGCTTCTAATCTTTCTATAGATTCTTCATGAGATAAACCTAAGTCTTTGGTAAAATGGTTGTAAGCTTGTTTAAAATTTTCATCTTTTTCCATGGTATTTTCGTAACCCAAAGACTTACTCATGTCAGCTTCAGCCCAATATCTTAAAGATGTGTGTGTTCCATGAACACCATGAATACCCATTGAACCTGCACCTGTTTTAACAACTTTATCGGTTGTTGAATTTGATGTAATCCCTTTAGTATTAAAATCACGAGGTTTTTTACCACGAGCTATGTTACCGTTTTTATCAACAATTTCATCAACTTCTTTCTCTACACCATCCTCATCAACTTTATTAGGTATTTTTTTGTAATCAGTTTTGTCTGAGAATTCCTTAGCCCACTTAGCCCATTTCTTACCTTTTTTTCCTCCTTTACCCGCTTGAGCATAAAAGAATCTTTGTTGTGCTTTGGACTTAAACGCTTCCTCAATTATGTTTTCAATAAATTTATCCATTAGATAGACTTTTTATATAAATATCAAACGATACGAAAGATATTTATATAAACATGAATACTCAGAATATTTTACGATTTTATGGCTCAAAATTGGATATTTCATTAGACTCTTCTGAGTTTTATGATTTCAAATTGGACACAAACAAATTAGTTGATTTAACATTAGACGTGTCTGAACTATATGATTTTAAATTGGATACGTTGGTCGATAGAATGGATATTGTTGATTTAAAATTGGATTATTCTGAATATTATGATTTTGAGTTGGTTAATGTTTATGATTATCAAACCAACTATGTTAATGGTGATGAAATGATTATTAGCGTAAAAGTTGAAGATAATTATTACATCTTATCAAAGGATGGCTTTGTGTTAATGACTGAAAATAATGAAAAAATACAATTTCAGTTTTAAAAAAAATATTTATTTAAATGACAAATAAGAGAATTGACCAATTACAGGAATTTACGGGAGACACAACGGGGGCGTATTTTATAATGAATAATAGTGGTGAAACCACAACTTATAAAGTAAGAAGAGAAACTATATTGGGTCAATCTCAAACATCAGGAACAAGTGGAACATCTGGTTCTTCAGGTTTAAATGGAACATCGGGTTCTTCGGGAACATCGGGTTCAAATGGTTTATATGGCTCAAATGGTAGTTCAGGAACCAGCGGCACATCGGGTTCAAATGGTTCATCAGGTAGTTCAGGGTCATCGGGCTCAAGCGGAAGCTCAGGAATTAATGGTAACTCAGGTTCATCAGGAACATCAGGGTCGAATGGTAGTTCAGGAAGTAGCGGTTCATCTGGTGTTTCAGGTTCAAATGGTAGTTCAGGTTCATCAGGAACTTCAGGAATAAATGGTAATAACGGTAGTTCTGGTTCAAGCGGAACATCTGGTAACGGAACTTCAGGAACATCGGGTAGCTCAGGTTCATCTGGTGTAAATGGAACTAATGGTTCGTCAGGAACATCAGGGTCGAATGGTAGTTCAGGTTCTAGTGGAACATCGGGAATAGGTTCGTCAGGAACCGCAGGATCAAGTGGAACATCAGGTTCTAATGGTAGTTCCGGAACGTCAGGAAGTAATGGTTCATCAGGAACTAGTGGCACATCAGGTAGTAACGGTTCATCCGGAACTTCGGGAACAAGTGGTTCATCCGGTACATCAGGTTTATTAACATTAACAGGGACAACCACAAATGGTGTAATAACATATAATGGTTCAGGAACAAATGCCACCGTTCAGTCAGGAATGACATATAGTGGAACAACTTTATCATTAACAGGTTCATTAATTATAAGCGGTAGTTCAAATACCGTAAATAATAGGTTAACAACATTAGAAAATTCTATAATAACAGGTAGCGCAAATTATGTTCAAGTATTGGGAAATCAAAGAACGGGTATAAATGCAGGTGGCGTTTCTATTATTAGTGGAAGTATCACTACAACAGGTAATCCTGTTCAAATAATGGTTACAGGTGACGCAAACCCAATAGGAGGAAGTGCTTGGGCTAGATTACAAATTTATAGAGATGGTAATGCAATTGGAAACATTATTCAGGCGGAAAATGGTTCAAACTTAAATGTTCCGTATTGTTTAAATATAATAGACACACCGTCATCCGGAACTTATACATATAGTATGAGAACCGTATTAATGGGTGGGACGATGGATTTTGGTGAGGCGACAGGTCCTCTTTTAACTGCAATAGAATTAAAAACAAATACTAATTTACCAAGCACAAATAACACATTTACAGGAACAAATACATTTAGTGGTTCAACAACAATTAAAGGTGGATTAAATATAAATAATGCTGTTGGTAGTGGTGGTTCGTTGGAAGGTGGGGAAATAGATTTACAATATGCACCATCTACCACATTAACAGGTAGTTTTGCGGTATTTGATGTTTATGGTGATAAAATAAGAATTTTTGAGGGTGGTGGAAACTCAAGAGGTGTGAGTATAGATTTAAGTAAATCTCCCGTAGGTGTTGGTGGTGAATTGTTATGGAAAACAAGTGGGTTTGTAAATGCTGGAACATTTTTAACATTAGATAATCTAAAAGTAACCGTAACAACCAGTGGTAATAGAGGATTAAGTATAGCTGCGGTATCCACAAATTTTACCGCTAACATATCGGGTTGGTATGGATATACTGGTGGTGGAAGTGGAAATTCCGCATATAGTGTATCATATACAACAACCGCATCTAATTCTCCGTTTGGTTGGAGTTTTACAACAGAAGGTGATACAGCTCAATACAACATATTAGATAAAACAAATAGTAGAATGTATAGAGTTACGATGATGATAGGGTTTGGTTTTAACAATAACTTTATTTCAATAGAAAGATTATATTAATATGTCAACAATATACGAAATAGGAACAAATGGTTTATCAAGAAGAACCGAAAAAGGATGGACAACCAATTTTGTCTTTAATAGAAATAATTTACCTTGGAGTTCAGGTTCCGTTTTCTACTATTGGGGTATTGAAAATGAGTATATTAACACCAATTACTTAGATAATAACTTATCATTTCAATTCACAAACGATGGAAGAGTTAATTGGACTGCAGTTCATTATTCAGGTAATTGTGATTCAACATCTGGATATACCACATCGTCATACGTAGCAACGGGCTCCACGGACATATTATGTAATGATGGGACAAGTAACGATTTTAATTTAACAATCACATTCGAAAGAAATTATCAATTAACTGATTGTGATATTGAAAACGCAGGTGGTTGGAATGATTTAATACAAGGTCCTCACGCGATTCCATATACGGACCAACTTTGGGAACCAACAGGTGATACAACAGGATTTTTATCAGGAGCATTTATTGGTCATGCGGACCAAATTGTCACTGGTTATACCATGACAACAGGTTCTTTAGATTGGATTACAGGTGCCACAGAATATACATATGTTGAAGAGTTAAATAAGAAATGGTCTCATGAAAAAGATAAGAGATTAGGGACACTGAAAATGTATTTGAATGGCGAACGAATATATAAATTAAAAAATTGGGAAGAAATTATTCCATCACAAAGGAGTTCCGAGAATAGATTAATTCAATCTTGGGGAGGGGGGACGTCAGGGTCTTTAGATTTACATATTGGTGACACTCAGTTTGAATTAAAACAAATAAACTATTTTGATATTCCTTTAGATTTTACCCAAGTTAAAGATTATTATTCAGGTTCAATTAAATCAAATTATAATATTGTAGAATGTAGTTACCCATGTGAAAACCCTATTACTGTTTTCACCAATGTTGGAATTTTAACGGAAAACTTAGAATATCTGTTAAATGAAAGTGGTGACGTAATCATATATTAAACTATTTATGTAAATGGCAAGTAAAAAAATTTCACAGTTACCAAGCGGTTCATTAGCAATACCTCTTTCAGGTCAAACTGCGGTTGTTTATTCAGGAATAACACACCAACAAACTTTATCATCACTTAGACAAATTTTAGTGGATAGTGGTTCTCACCATTTCACAGGTAGTCAATTTATTAACGGTAATTTAGTTGTTACTGGTTCAATTATAGCACAAGAATATATAATCAGTTCATCCGTATCACATATTACGGTTGAGACAGTTAGTGGTTCATCCAATTTTGGTGACACATTAAACGATAATCATAATTTTACAGGTTCAGTTAAAATAACAGGTTCGTTAAATGTTAACGGTAATGTTGGCTACACAGGTTCACTTAAATTAAGTGGTTCGTTAAATGTTAATGGTAAAACATCATTAACTGGTAGTGTTTTAATCGGAACAGGTTCTTTTGAAACTGATAATCCTGAAATTTTACATGTTGAGAATAGCGGAAGTTTTAATGTTGTTCATTTACAAGCCAATAACCAATATTATGCTCAAATAAATTTAAAAAATACAAATTCAGGAAATAATGCAAGTGGTGATTTTGTAATTACTGCTGATAATGGAAACGAAGGAATTCATTACGTGGATTTGGGTATTAACTCATCAACTTATACCGGTGGTTTAGTAGGTGCAGAAAATGATGCTTATTTATTGAATGTTGGTAATGATTTATATATCGGAACCGTAGGTGGTGGCTTTCATCCAGGTGATGTTAGAATATTCACACAAAATAGTTGGCAGGAACCTCAAATAGCTATTAGCGGTTCAGGCCAAATAATGTTTAATACTGGTTCAGTTTCTAATGGATTTGAATATGAATTTAGTGGTAGTGTTAAATTAGATAATGATTTAAAAGTTGATGGTGCAATTGAAACCGATTACTTATATGGTAATGCGCAACAATGGAATTACTTAGCTTTAAATGGTAGTGTTAGCGGTGCACCGGATGTTGAATTAGGTTCAAATAATAATATTTCACTTTGGGCTGAAGGTGGGACAGTTAATGTAACTGGTTCACTAATTGTTAGTGGCACAATTGATACTAATGGTTATGATATTAATACTAATGGCGGTAATTTAAATGGTGTTATTGCCAACGTCTCTAAATTACATTTATCAGATAATGACCCATTACCTTCAGGTATTTTAGGTGACTTAGCTGTTTCAGGTAGTAATTTATATTTTTATAATGGCACAGAATGGAAAGAAGTTTCGTTTGGAGGTGCTATAAACAATCCAACACCAACTCCTACCCCAAGTCCAACTATGGATGTTACACCGACATCAACGCCAACACCTACGCCTACTTCAACAATGGATGTTACACCAACACCTACACCAAGTAGCACGATGACTGTTACACCGACATCAACGCCAACACCTACGGTAACACCAACTTTACAACAATGTAATACAACTTCATTAATAGCAATTAATGCTAATATAACCGCAAACAGCGCAATTAAAACATCTGGTGGTGGTTGGGATTCAAGTGCTTATTCAACAGAAACATATTCAGGTCCAGTTACATTAACTTTTCAAGCTTCAGATAATGGTAATTATTTGATGGGTGGATTTTCTGTTAATCCAACATTGAATTCTGAAACTTATTTGAATACAACTTATGGTTTTTATTTACAAAATAATTTTTTAGAGATATATGAGTATGGTGCCCAAGTTACTGTTCCTGGTTATATCACTACGTTATCAACAGATGTGTGGAAAATAATATACAATGGAGCAACTGTTACATATTATCAAAACGATAATTTAATTTACACCTCAACAAATCCAGTAACACAGCCATTACACGTATACTTTGCTCTTTTAACAGGGAATAAAGGGGTTACAAATATTTGTGCTAAAGGAACTGTTGATTCTGCACCAACCCCAACTCCTACCCCTACAACAACTTTAACACCAACTCCAAGTTCGGTAAGTAATGGTTTTTACTATAGTGCAAATAGCTATGTATGTTATTCAACCGGTTGTCAAGACCCTTCTTATTGTGTTGTTAATTCTACCACACCATTAACAGTTGGACAATTCTATAAAAGCCCAACAGAATCAAACATAACATATGAAATATTATCTTTAATTGCTAATCCAAATTATAGTAGTGAAGATTTAACAGGTATATCTGGATTTGCCGATTGTTTTTCGGCTTGTTATCAATTACCAATTAGTTATTCGGGATACCAATATACATTAGTAACAGATCCAGGTTCTCCACAATATACACAACTTAAATTTACCGAAAACACAACATATCTGAATAATCCAAATTTAATTGGTCAATATGATGGAGATGGTGTTCAATATAATTTTGGTTTTAATGAACATGATATTACATTAGCAGATAGAACTTCATATTTTTATCATATGATTATGGTTCAACCTGGTAGTGATATAATAATATGGTTTGTTCAAAATGGTGACGCTGCGGTTTATTTAGCACCTAGAGGTAATAATAATTTTGTTGGTAGTCATCCTTCGGGAACTATAACTGGAGGTAGATTCGGTGAATTAGACAATTGGATTTTATTAAAACCATCAAATAATAATTTTATTACTGATGATGTTAATCAACTTGTGACCATAGGATATATGGCATTATAATATAATTTTTAAATATGGAATTTTTTATCAGACAAGGGGCGACAGACCCAATATTAAAAATGAGATTAATTGATGACGGTAAAAACGACAAGTCATCTTTTAATGATACATTGGAAACCGCAACAATTACATTAGAAATGATGGATGCAACAACAAGCGAATATCAGGTATTGGATAGCCCTTGCTCAACTGTGTTAAGAACAAAAAAATATGGTTATCAAACTGATGAAATATATATCACACACAGATTTACAAAACAGCAAACTTCAACAATCGGTCGATTTGAAGGAAAAATTAATATTAACTTTGCTGATGGTAATCTTTTAATCGTTCCAATTAAAGAAAAATTATTTATCAACATAATTTCTTAATACCCTTTTTTTTCGTTATACTTATTAATGTAAACAAGGCAAACTGTGGAAAATCCACAAGCTAATACGTCACATTAAAAAAATATATAAAATGAAAGAGGTTATCTCTCAGGAGGTTATTGAGGCATTTCTCAATGGCGGCGACGATGAAATGTATATCGTTGGAGTCGAATACGACTACAGAACAAACAAAATTCACAAAATTATTCAAGACCCTGAACAGGGTAAAATTATCAAACCAGATACGTTCACACCATTCTTATGGGTTGGTGATTTATCGGGCTTAGGGTTTTATGGTAATTCTAAAGCAACGCAAAAAAAGGCGATGACCAAACATGGAATTATTATAGAAAAACTTGAAACCGATGGAAACGAACGATTAGAAAATGGCTTAAAGTATTTGGTTAAATCATTAAAGAGTTACACCAATTTAACAAGTTTTTTTAAAGAGGGTGGTATTGACCCATGGGGTGAAAATTTTAGACAATACTTTGCTATTTTATCGCCTGTTGAGCAATATCTAATAGATAAGAGAAAAAGATTATTTAAAGGTATTGATGATTATTCAGGTGTTCATCGATTTGTATTCGATATTGAGACGACAGGTTTGGAACCCGAAAATTGTAACATTATTTTGATTGGTGTTAAAGATAATAGAGGGTTAAACAGAACTATTCCTGCGTTTGGTGAAGATGGTGAAAAAAAATGTATTGAAGAATTTTTCTTAATTATTAGAGAAATAAAACCAACAATAATCGGTGGATATAACTCAGCATTTTTTGACTGGCCATTTATATTAAAGCGTGCTGAAATTTTAGGGGTCGATACTCAAGGCTTAACCAAAATATTTACAAATGATGGTATTTCAGAAAAAGAAGGTATGCTTAAACTTGCTAATGAAGTTGAACCATACAAACAACATGTCATATGGGGATTTAACATTGTTGATATTGCGCATGCTGTTCGTAGAGCACAAGCAATCAACTCAGAAATCAAATCATGGGGATTAAAATACATTACAAAATATTTGGAAAAAGAAAAACCTAATCGTGTTTATGTAGAAGGTTCAAAAATTTCTAAAATATATTTGGATAATGAAACATATTATGTAAATCCTAAAACAGGTGGTTACAAATTAGTTGGTGAACCTGGTACCGAAGATTTATTAATAAAATATCCAAATAAATTTGAAGTATGGGGTGGGCAAAAAATCGTGGAGCAATATCTTGATGATGACTTAACAGAAACTATGGTTGTTGATGATTCTTTTAGTCAATCAACATTTTTACTTTCTAAGTTAGTCCCAACAACATATGAGAGGATTGCAACAATGGGAACAGCTACATTATGGAAAATTATCATGTTAGCTTGGTCTTATGAAAATGGTTTAGCGATTCCCGCAAAAGATGAGAAGCGAGCAATCACAGGTGGTTTATCACGTTTGTTAAATGTCGGCTATTCAAAGAATATCGTTAAGTTTGACTATGCATCACTTTATCCATCAATTCAATTAGTATATGATGTGTTCCCTGAATGTGATGTTATGGGCGTTCAGAAATCAATGTTAAAATATTTCCGTAACATTCGTATTAAGTATAAACGTTTAGCGGGTGAATTGGCTAAAACAAATCCAGTTGAAGCTGAAATGTATGACCGTAAACAATTACCGATTAAGATTTTTATTAACGCTTATTTTGGTTCATTATCTGCACCACATGTATTTCCTTGGGGAGATATGAATATGGGTGAAACAATTACTTGCACAGGTCGTCAATGTTTACGTATGATGATTATGTTCTTTATGAAAAAAGGTTATAAACCTCTTGTGATGGATACGGATGGTGTTAACTTTGAAACGCCCTCAACAATTGATACACACACATATATTGGTAAAGGTTTAAATGAATTAACCGAAGAGGGTAAAGAATATAAAGGTATTGAAGCAGACACAGCCGAATTCAATGATATCTTTATGAGAAATGAAATGGGTTTAGATATTGACTATGTTGCGCCTGCTTGTATTAATGTATCTCGTAAGAATTACATTATCAAAATGATGAAAAAAGGTAAAGAGAAAATTAAATTAACGGGTAATACTATCAAGTCAAAAAAATTACAACAATATGTTGTTGAGTTTTTAGATGAAGGTTTAAAATATTTGTTAAATGGCGATGGTCATGCTTTTGTGGAATTGTATTATGATTATGTAAATAAAATTTATAATAAGGAAATTCCATTAGCAAAGATTGCAAACAAATCTCGTGTTAAACAATCGTTAGAGGATTATAAAAAACACATTAAGAAAACTACTAAAGCAGGTTCATTAATGTCGAGACAAGCACACATGGAATTAATTTTGGAAAACAATTATCCTGCGGGTCTCGGTGAAACAATCTATTATGTTAATAACGGTATTAAAAAATCATCAGGCGATGTTCAAAAAATAACTAAACCAACTAAAAAAGCACAAGAAGAATTTTTAGCTAAACATGGTCACCCAATGCCAAATGATTATATTGAAATTAATTGTTATATGATTCCTGAAAAGGAAATTACTAATAATCCTGATTTGAAAGGTGATTATAATGTTGCTCGTTATTTGAATAATTTCAATAAAAGAATTGAACCATTATTATGTGTATTCAAAACAGATATTCGTGACGACATCTTAATTGAAGACCCAAAGGATAGACAATACTTTACTAAATCACAATGTGAACTTGTTAATGGTTTCCCATTAAAAGAAGATGGTCAAGATAAATTTGATGAAGTAATGACTTTATCTGATAGTGAAGTTTTGTTTTGGAACAGAGTTAAAAGAGACCCTTTCTTTATGTATGTTGAAAACAGTTTAGAACTTGTTGACCAAAATTGGGTTGAGCACAATAGAAAAGTTGTTGCATTACAAGCAAATAGCACCGTAAGTAATGAAGATGAAATCATTGAAACAAATGGACATGATTATGCTTATCATGCGATAGAAAGTTAAATAATATTAATAGGGCTTGGCATTGCTCTGAACTTCAAAGATTTGTTAAGATTTTCAGCCTCACCTGCTTTTCTTTCAAGCATTTTGTCGGGACGTAATCTTTCTAATCTTGCCATAAGTTCTTCAACTAATTTAGATTTTTCATCTTTACCTTCGGTAAGTAATGAATTGTAATCTAATTTAACTGAATTATCAGGAACTTGTAAATCTCCTGAGAATTTACCCCAGATTCTACCCAAACCCTCTTTAGAGTAGGCGATAAGATATTTTCTTACCCAATTCTGAGAGGGTTTATTTAATGAATCCCATGTAAGCGCCTCAGTATCGACATCTGAAGGTAATTTAATAACATCTTTGTTTTTCTTTAAACAAGTGTCTCTATCCATAGTATCATAATACCAATACCAAACTTGATAACTATTTTGTAATGAACCGAAATCAAATCTGCCGCCCGGAACATTTAATAAGTGTAATAGCTTTTTACCTTCAGGACCTGCAGTGATTCTATATGTTAAATCACCACCAATCATTCTATTCTTAAGGTTTCTATCACCCATTCTTAATAACAAGTCAAATGCAGGTAATAGGAAATAAGAACCTGAAGTTCCAACCTGAGCAAATCCACCCACGCCACCAAATCCAACACCACCAAGACCACCAAATCCACCCAAGAATGGGTCAACAATTGAATCGGTTAATGTTGCACGAGTAAACCATAAAACCTCATTTATTTCACGTCCTGCAGGTATTTCATATATTTGTTGTCCTTTTTCTAAAGTAATATAATCTTTCTTTAACTCCCAATCACCACCTGCTTGTAAACCAACTATTTTAGAATAAGAATGTGTATATTGAGTTTCAAAATCCAAACTTCTTGTTGTAAAAGCTCTACTCAAAGATTGAGTATCAACGTTTAATCCATATAATGATGACCATTGTGATTCTATCAACCAGTCACTCACATATTGTTCATATTCGGAAATAGATAACTCCAAGAAAGTATCCATTTGTTCTTCCGTTAATTCCACACCACGAACAGGTAATCCCAATAAATGGAATATCTGGGTGTATAATTTTTGTTTGTCAGATTGTGAAATAATGTCGCTCATATTTGATAAATATTTGAATTTTGCTTATATTTGATTATATGAACAGTAAACTATACGAACTATTTGAAATTGGCGGAAAAAACAATTTTGAGTTTTCATACAAAGCAAAGGAGGGTGAGGATAATGTATTTTCAATAGATTTTGAAAATAAACGAATATCCGCCTTGGTTGGAAACCCTGAAGACGAAAACCTAACAAACCTAATAGAAGATTGTATAAAACAACTAAAGGAGGCTCTTAAGTAAGTCTTTACTGAACGATTCCGAATATTCACCGTCACCCATTACTTGATCAATGACGTTCTTTTTCTTTTGTAAAATATTGTAAATAATCTTTTCAATCGTATTTTCAAAAACGGGATAATAAACCAATACACTATTTTTTTGACCGTATCTATAAGCTCTATCCTCACCTTGGGAGTGGTCGGCAGGGACAAATGATAAGTCATTCATAATAACAACCTCAGCAGCAGTTAAAGTAATACCGACGCCCGCAGCTTTAATGTTACCAATGAATACTTTTATTTTATCTTCGTTTTGAAATTTATCAACAGCTTCTTGTCTTCTGTCTTTAGTCATACGACCATCCAACACCACAGAATTCTTTTTATACTTTTCGTGAAGCATATCTAAAGTCATTGTAAAGTTTGTTAACACAATTACTTTTTTACCTTGATCTAAACATCTATCAATTAGTTCACAAGTATAAGGAATCTTCTCATAAGAAATTAATTGTCTAACTTTCATTAAACGATTTAAAGTTACTGTTATAGTGTCTTCATCTTTCTTTTCATTGCTAATTCTTGTAAATTCTTCCAATTCCTCATCATACATCTTACTTGTTAATTCAACGAAAATCGGCGTGATAATTTTTTCAGGTAAATCAAGAATATCAGTTTTCATTCTTCTTAATACAATGTTCTTTGTTCTTTCGCGCAGTTCGTCCAAATTGCTTGCCCCACTTGTATTCCACACTTTTCTGTTACCCACTCTAAATTGAAAACCTTTACAATATCTACGAACATATGATTGCCAATTCAATGTCAAAGGCGAATCAACAATCTTTAATAAGTTGAAATAGTTAATTGGTCTTGAGGTCATCGGAGTTCCTGTTAGTAACCAAACCTTAGGAATTTGTTCTAACACGTCATTTAATAAACGAGTTCTATTTGCTGTTGTATTTGAAACGTAATGCGCTTCATCCACAATTGCTAAATCAAATCCTGCGTTTACTAATAATTTATAATCATCACTATCTTCTGATTTATCTGTTGAATGATAGTTTTTAATAATATCATAATTGATAATATAAAAATCAAATGTAGAACCCCATTTACGTCCTTCAACAATTAAGACTCTCCTATCGGTATAATTTTTAATTTCTCTTTCCCAATTTATTTTAAGAGATGCGGGACAAACAATTAATATTTTTTTTGCACCACTTTCTAATGACGCAATGACAGCTGAGGTAGTTTTACCCAAACCCATATCGTCAGCAAGAATAAACTTATCGTTTGCTAATAACTTTTCAATTGCGACTTTTTGGTGCTCCAATGGAGGACGAGTTTCATACACTGAATAATCAATAACCCTATTTAATTTTTTTTCGGGTTGAACCACAGCCGCTTTAGGTAACCACATTGCTGATAGTTGGTCGCTATCTAAAACTTTACCCCATATGTGAAAGGCTTTATCGGATTCACATAATAATTTCTCACACCAAATTTGTTCAGGTGCTTTTGGTAAAAGTCGTTCCTCTTGAATTTTTTCCCCAAACGAAGAAACTATACTAATATACTTTTTAGCAACTTTTGGGGTCACATCTTTATATTTTAAAACATACTCAGCTTGAGGTCTTGTTAATTTAAAATTCTTAACATCTATAAATTTTCGCTTAAATTCTAATAAATGGTTGTTAGAACCTTCATACGTCGTCAATACATCTCTAGCCTCTATTTCTGGTATCATTGTGCTCATTGTTATAATATAACTAAATAGAATAAAAGATTAAACTATTTATTAGGATATGGCTAAACTACCTATAACCAGACTTACCAAATTTTTTGGTCAAGAAGACTACGATTTAAACATCCAAATTGGACAAGAATACCTACATGGCGATTTGGGTATGAAATTAGTATTGTATCGAGTTGATAGCAGTAAAACTGACGGAGACTCTGTTTATGCTGAGGCGGGCCTTGATCAAATTAGATATTTTCCACCCGTTGAATTTTTTGGGTTGGTTAAGATAGATGGGCCAAAGAACACAACATATAAAACAGGTATAATGAGATATAATGAACCGGGTAATATGACTGTTTCGGTTTATATGAATCATTTAGAAGAATTAAAAATCGACATAAAATATGGCGATTATATTGGGTATCCTGAAAATGAGAATAAAATGAGATACTATGTTGTGACAAATGACGGTAAGGTTGTTACCGATAATAAACATAATATGTGGGGTTATAAACCATTTTATAGAACAATAACTTGTGCGTTTACGCAAGAAGGAGAATTTAGAGGAGTATAATATATGCCATTACCAAGAAAAAAAAATATTAAATTATATCAAGAAAACGAACTAACGGCCAGAAGACAAGAGCTTTTGGATGATATAACTAAATCAGATACTTTTTTACCTGATTCCATTTTACACGATGATTTGGATAAAGGAATGTTAGAATATGTTAAAAAGAATTTTGTGGTTATTTCTGAAGGTAAAAAAATACCTGTTATTGATAAAATTCTAACAGTTCAAAGATGGGGTGAGTTTTCACAAAATTGGGAGTTCACTGATGAAGATGGTAATGTTAAATTACCTTTTATTGTTACAATTAGAAAACCCGATGTTCAACCGGGAACACATCCTGCAGTTCAAAGAACTATACCTGATAGACATCAATTCTATTATGCTTCAGTTCCAACTTGGGACGGAACACAAATGGGTGCGGACATATATAAAATACCTCAACCCGTTCCTGTAGATATTTCATATGAAATCACAATTGTTTGTAATAAGTTTAGAGATTTGAATCGATTTAATAAAATTGTTTTACAAAGATTTGCATCAAGACAAGATTATACAACAATAAAAGGACATTATATACCTATTCAATTAGAGAGTATAGACGACAATACCCCAATGGATACGTTAGATGGCCGTAGATTTTATGTTCAAAATTATAAATTTACAATGATGGGCTTCTTAATTGATAGTGAAGAATTTGAGGTATCACCCGCAGTTAGTAGATTTTTCCTTTTAAATGAATTTATAAAAAGTAATAACTTCTCAAAAAAATATTTAAGCAAAGCTGTCGACATAACTGTGGTAAATTTTACAGGAGATGGTATGCAAACTCAATTTAGTGTTGGTGAAAGTATTGGTGCGTTGTTTAGCGTATCGATAAATGGTCTATTACAAGAAAGAAATGTTGATTATTATCACATACAAGGAACTTCTAAAATATCGTTTGAATCGGCGCCATATGAAGGTAGTATTATAACCATCAAGTATTATAAAGGTAAAAATAACGTCATCATTGACAATTATGGTAAACTGATACAAGTAACAACGGAATATTATGAATATACAGGTTCACTAACCTTTAGTGTGACTCAAGCTATTGAAAGTGTTGTTTCTTTAGATATAAATGGTCTTGTGGAAGAGGAGGGATTAGGATTCAATATAACTGGTTTACATGAAATAACATTAGTTGGTGCACCAGTAATGAATTCTAAAATAGGTATTACTTATTTGTATTAATATATCCCTTCATTTATGTGGTGCAATTATTCACCATATATGTCCTTCTTTTTAGGTTTGCAGTAATCTTCAATAAATTTTTCCAAAACTTTATAAATTTTTAAACCATTCTTATCACAATGGTTTTTAAGCATTTCATGGTGTTTTTCACTAATTTTTACGTTTTTCTGTTTGTTTTCCATAATGAAAGATAGTTTTAGATAAATAACTATCTTTTTAAAAAAACTTGGGAAATCTTTGATAAAAACAAAGATATTTATAATAAACTAATAAAAAAAATCTACTCAAACACAATTTAGATGGCAAATTCAAACAAAGTATTCGTTTCTCCGGGTGTTTACACATCAGAGAAGGATTTAACATTCGTAGCTCAGAGCGTAGGTGTAACTACTTTAGGATTGGTTGGTGAGACCCTGAAAGGTCCTGCATTTGAACCAATTTTAATCGGAAGTTATGACGAATTCAAAACATATTTCGGAACAACATCTCCTGAAAAGGATGGTTCGGGAGCACCAAAGTATGAACTACCTTATGTAGCTAAGGCTTATTTACAAGAATCAAACCAATTATTCGTAACAAGAATATTGGGTAAAACTGGTTACCTACCATATAAAACATTCGGTATTCAAACAATCGGTGGAATGGTTGTTAATTTAGCATCATTCACACATAGTGCTTCTACTATGGACCCTGATGCGCATACAGGTATGACAAATAGTAGTTTCTACTCAGCATTAAACGCTCACACATCAGTTGACGGTGTGAACTCTGTTGCAGCATATATTGAAAAGAACTATAGCGGAAATACACAACATCCTTCAACAGGTGCATGGTTCCAAATCGGTGCAATTCCTGATACAGACGTTCCTGGTGGAAGTAAATTATTATCTCCATTCAGTGCATATAACAATAAGAATTGGTATAATGTATGGAATAATGGAACTGACGCAGTTTATTCTTATTTATTTGTATGGAATGTAGGCGGATGGTTTGATGTGACAAGATATGTATATGCTGCTGAAGTTAATGCCGATTATGATGGTATTACTGTTGCAGCTTTAAGATCAAGAGGTCATTACGATACTCACCAAAATTTAGTGTTAGAAGTAACTGGTGACACAAGCTTCCAATTAGCTGATGTTAGTGGTATTCAAACAAACCCATTGGCGGAGTTTTCAATAAATGTAACAGGACATACAGGTGGTGTTAAATCATTCACATGTTCATTAGATACAACTTCTACAAAATACATCACTAAAGTTTTAGGAACAGGTGTATTTGATAAAGACTACAGCGGTCATCCGTTATATGTTCATGAAGTTTATCCTAACTTATTATTAAACGCTTATAATCAAGGGTTTATCAAAGGTTTAAGTTTAGTTGAAGTTTACAATCTTGAAGGTGATGATTTCAAACAACCTTGGGATACTACAATGTCAAATATGGTTGTATCTGAAGTTAGAGGTAATAAAGTTGACGAATTATTCTCAGTTCAAACAATTGCGGATGGTGAAGCAGCTAACTTCCAATTAAAAATACAAATTCAAAACATTAACATTGAAACAGGTGAATTTGATATGGTTCTTCGTGATTTCTACGATACTGATGATAATCAAGTAGTATTAGAGAAATTTACAAGATGTTCAATGAATCCTGATTTACCGGGTTACATCGCAAGAAAAGTCGGAACATCAGATGGTGAATATCCATTAAATTCAAAATACATTACATTAGTAATGGCAGACGGTGCACCAACAGATGCATTCCCTGCAGGTTTCAAAGGTTTCGTAAACAATAGCGCGTTTGGTAGTGACAATACTTTAGGTAATGTTTTATATAAAACAAACTATTTTGATGCAGGTGAAACAGTATACTACAATGCTGATGGTAGTGTTAAAATGTCTGATGGTGACAAAGTAAGAAGAGTAACTTTAGGTTTATCTACACAATCTGGATTCAAATATGATGAAGATTTATTCAAATATAAAGGATACGGCGCAAGTAGTTCAACTTATGGTTTCCACCTTTCAACTAACGCATCTTCAATTGTTGATACACAGAGTAAACAAGTTTATCAAACAACAGGTTATGATTTAGAAGGTCAAACAGGTGACGCTAATAACAAATTAACAAACATTAATTACCGTAAATTTACTTTCGCAGTATGTGGTGGTTTTGATGGTTGGGATATCTACAGAAGCACAAGAACAACTGGAGATGGTTACATCTACGGTAAACACACTTACATTTCAGGTAACACTAACAATGGCGGTGTATTCAATGCTGATTATGGTAACTCAGATTATTATGCTTACTTAGCAGGTATTCAAACATATTCTAATCCTGAAGCAATTGACATTAACTTATTTGCAACTCCTGGTATCAATTTCATTGACCATAGTTCATTAGTTAGTCAAGCAATTGATATGGTTGAAAATGATAGAGCTGACTCATTATACATTATTGGTGCTCCAGGTCCTAACTCACAACAAGAAGTTGATGGTGTAGTTGGTGATTTAGAATTATCAAATATTGATTCTAACTACTCAGCAACATATTGGCCTTGGATTCAAGTAAGAGACACTGACAATGCAACTCAAATCTATCTTCCACCAACAGGTGAAGTAGTTAAGAACATTGCTTTAACAGATAATGTAGCTTATCCTTGGTTTGCACCTGCAGGTTATTCAAGAGGTTTGGTTAATGCAATCAAAGCTTACAAGAAATTAACACTTGATGATAGAGATACATTATACAAAAACAGAATTAACCCAATTGCAACATTCTCAGATACCGGTACCATTATTTGGGGTAACAAAACGTTACAAGTTAGAGAATCTGCTTTGGACAGAATCAACGTAAGAAGATTATTGTTAAGAGCAAGAAAGTTAATCTCTGCTGTTGCTGTAAGATTATTGTTTGAACAAAACGATGACCAAGTAAGACAAGAATTCTTAAGATTGGTAAACCCTATCTTGGAATCAATTAAGAAAGAAAGAGGTTTGTATGAATTCAAAGTAACTGTGTCTAACGACCCAGAAGATATCGATGCAAATACATTGAGAGGTAAAATTTACGTTAAGCCTACTCGTTCTCTTGAATTTATTGATTTGGAATTTGTAATTACTCCAACAGGAGCTTCATTTGAAAATATCTAATCTAAAAGGAGATATAAAAATAGAAAAGGGGATGCTAAAAACATCTCCTTTTTTTATTGAATGTTCCACATGGAACCTGTATCCAAATATTTGATTTACCTTACCCAGTATACTGGAACTAGATACTAGAACTTATATTCTGGTACCTTATATATTATTTATATTTAATTAAAGATTTTATATTTATTTATTCTGGAACTAGTATACTGGTGTAAAAAACTACGAAAAAAAATTGACAAAAACAAGAAATACCAAGATTTTCTTTAAAAAAAAATTATTTCCAATACCGATATATTTATAAGAAAGCAAAATAACACATTAAATTTAACTAACACAATATGGCAGATTTATTAATGAAGATGCCGGTTCCATTTGAACCGAAACGTAAAAATCGATTTATCCTAAGATTTCCTTCTTCCTTGGGTATCAATGAATGGTATATCGCTTCTACGGCAAGACCAACAGCTAAAATCAAATCAGTAGAAATACCATTTTTGAATACGAAGTCTTACGTAGCAGGACAATTTGAATGGGAAGAAATCAAAGTAACATTTAGAGACCCAATCGGTCCTTCAGCATCTCAAGCTTTAATGGAATGGTTCCGTTTACATGCAGAATCAGTAACAGGTAGAATGGGTTATGCAGCTGGATACAAAAAAGATGTGGAATTAGAAATGTTAGACCCAACAGGAGTTGTTGTTGAGAAATGGATTTTACAAGGATGTTTCTTAACTAACTTAAACTTCGGTGATTTAGATTACTCAAGAGATGATTTAGCGACAATCGATTGTAGTTTGAGAATGGATAGATGTATTCAAGTTTATTAATATTACATTTTTTTCATATGTAAAGACCGGTATTTCAGAAATGGATACCGGTTTTTTTTATTTAAAATCTTTACTTTCTTGTAGTTATAGTATAAACTTACAATATGAACAATCAATATATTGACCCAACAATTGCATATGACGTAGTTGAATTACCTAGTATGGGGATTTACTACCCAAATAAGAAAAAGTCCGTTAAAGTGGCTTATTTGACCGCCTCTGACGAAAATATATTAGCTGCACCCAACTTAACACAGACCAATCAAATCGTTACCGAAATTCTTAAAAGAAAAGTAGTAGATAAAGATATTGATGTTGAAGATTTAGTTGATGAGGATAGACAAGCTATTTTAATCTTTTTAAGAAATACTGCATTTGGAACTGAATATAAAGTATCGTTAACTGACCCAAAAACAAATGAGTCTTTTGATGTTGAAGTTGATTTAAGTTCGTTATCATATAAGAAATTTGATTTAGTAGCTGACTCAAATGGTGAGTATTCGTATACAATGCCAAAAAGTGGTGCCGATGTAACATTTGTATTTGTTAATCAAAAACAAGAATTAGAATTAGACCAAATTCAAAAAAGTTGGAATGGTAATGGTGCTGCACCAATTATCACAAAAAGAATGGAAATGATGATTAAATCGGTTAGAGGTAATAGAGACCCAATGTCTATCAGACATTTCATCGAAAGTTTACCAATTAAAGATTCCCAAGATTTTAGAAAATATACACAAGAAAAGAAACCAGGTCTTGATTTAACCCAAAAAACAACAACCCCGTCAGGAGAAGAAGTCCAATTTAATATTGGATTCGGGGTGGAATTTTTTCGTCCTTTCTACGGATTATAAAAAAGACCAACTTACCGAGATTTTATTTTTAGTCAAAAGAGGATTCACTTATGGTGATGTCCTTACTATGCCTGTATATGTAAGGAGATATTACATCCAATATATCATTGAGATGGAAGAAGAAAATAACAAATAACCTATTTATATACTATGGGACTAACACCGTTAGAATATTTAGGAAAGAATCCAAAAATGAGTCTTAAGGATTTGAAAGATGCTTATCCAAATGAGGATCATTCAAAGTTAGAGACTATTTTCAATAACCATAATAGCAATGCAAGTAGCACTAATTCATATAGTGATGTAAAAAGCGATGTAGGGTCAGGTGCTAAGGAACAGGGACGAAGTATTGGTAATGTTGTTGTAAAGGGTATTCAAGAAGCTTTTACTGCATCAGAAAGTAACGTAATGACCACCGCTAAGGATGAGTTTGTTACGGTAAACGATTTATTCAATAAAGTATTCACAGCTGAAGGTAAATTAAGAAGTGCAGGTGACATGTTCAAAGGTATTATGGAATCAGCCTTTAACGGCATTAAAACATACTACCAACAACAAAGTGCGTTAATTACTGAAGTTAATACAAAAACAGGATTAACAGGTGAGTTATCAAAACAATTTAGAGAAGAATTAACACAATCAAATATTAGTTTAACAAGGTTTGGAATAAGTTTTGAAGATTTATCAAATGCCGCAACAAAGTTAGTTTCTGAAAGTGGTAGATTTTTATTATACAACAAAGAATCATTTGATTTATTTGCAAAAGTAGGACAAGCATATGTTGGTAACTTAGAAAAGTTAACAGCAATGTTACCTGAATTTGAAAAAGTAGGTATTGGTGGTGTAAGTGCAGCAACAGCAATAGGTGATGCAGGACAAAAAGCTTTAACCTTAGGTTTGAATTCCCAAAAAGTAACGGGAATGATTGGTGAAAATATTGGTAAATTAAATCAATACGGTTTTAAAAATGGTGTTGAAGGTTTATCAGCAATGACAAGAAAAGCCATTGAGTTTAGAACAGAATTAGGTAGTGCATTTAGTATTGCTGAAAAAGTTATGGACCCTAAAGGTGCATTAGAATTTTCTGCTAAATTACAAGTTATTGGTGGTGCTATTGGTGATTTTGGTGACCCACTTAAGTTAATGTATATGGCTACAAATAATGTTGAGGGATTACAAGATGCATTTATAAAAGCAGCAGGTGGTTTAGCAACATATAATGCGCAGCAAGGTAAATTTGAAATTAACTCTCTTAACATGAGAAGAGTTAGAGACATGGCTGAGGCGACAGGACAAAGTGTTGAGAATTTAACTAAAACAGCAATTGCATTCCAAGAAAGAGCATTTGCTAAAAATCAATTAATTAATTTAGGATTAAAACCTGAACAAGAAGAATTCATTACTAACCTCTCAAGAATGGAAGGTGGTAAGATGACAATTGATTTACAAGGAACATCAATGAGAAGTATGTTTGCAGACATTGCTCAAAATGGTAAAGTCACTTTAGACCAAGTTAGAGATAACAAACAATTACGTGAGGCGATAATAAAAAATCAAGATGAATTTGCAAAGAAAACACCTGAGCAAATTATTGCAAGTCAAGCATCAGATGTAAAACAAATTACAAGATATGTTAGCTTCTTAGTTGCAAGAGCAAGATTTGAAATGGGTAAAACGGCAGATGCGGGTATTGGAAAAGCATTAAGTGCTGCGTTTGGTGTTGATACAGATATTGTTGGGGCGATAAAAGGTAAATTAGCTTCAGGTGAAGTTAAGATGAAAGATTTAGGTGAAGATGTTAGAAAATTCATTGGCGCTAATGATGCTCGATTAAAAAGTTTAACAGCTAACGCAACAAAAAATGAAAACGATAGAGTGAACTTAGCCAATACTGCAGAAGCTCAAATGAAAAAAGATAAACAAGCTAACGCAACTACAACTGCTAATACTAATAATCCACAAGAAGTTAAACATACTGTTGAAATAAAAGCACCTGCATTAATGGATGGTTGGTCAAGAGAAATGGTTAGAGATTCAAGCATAGCTGATTCATTTACTTACGTAAACCCAAGATCATATACAGCGTCAGAAAAAAAATAAAACCTATTTATAAATAAAAAATGCCAAGTTATTTAGATTTTGAATCAAGCAGAAATGGAAAAAATATCCCTGATTCCCAAACGGGCTTCAGAGATTATTTATTGGCTAAAACATTAAAAAGACCAAATGGTCCGCAAACATTTACTGCTGCAAATTATTCTGAACAAAGTTTATCTGAACTACCGAACAAAGATGTTGGTGGTATAGATAACAGTGAAAATTTTAATTTGAATAGTAGTTTGGTAAAAACTTCGGCAACAAACACATACAAACCAATTCAGTTTTTAGTTAAAGATACTTTGGTAACATTACCAAGAGCAAAGAATCTAAATTTATATCCATATTTTGAAAGTTCAAATCATACCTTAATTGGTATTATGAGTGGAACAATAGACAATAAAGAATCGGATATGATTCAATTCGCTGAAAATTTTATCAAGAACGATAGAAACGGACCCGTGTTTGCAAGATTAGCAAGAAATATTGACACTGAATTTAATGGTAAAAATAGATTATTAGATGCATTAAATGGTAATACTGCAACAGCTATTAATTTAGTTACGGGTAGAGAACCATTAATTGAATATAATAATTCAATCACTGTTGCAAAAACATTACCGGGTAAAGCAATAGATTTTTTAGAAAAGATAGCAGGTGTTACGGCACCATTTAGTGAAATACCTGGTGATTATTTAACTAATCCCGCACATCCAATTAACTATAGACAAACAATTGACCCAAAAACAGGACAACCTGTTGACCAATCACAATCAAATAAATTGTGGCAAGATATCACAGGTGCTATAGGTTCATTAATTGGTATACAAAGAAGACCTAATTTCACAAGAAAGCCATCTGACTTAATGATTGAGTATTTGGGTGAAGGTCAAAAAATGAAATTATATAATGCGTTAACATTTAACACATATTCACCAAACTATTCAACAACAGCAATGTCACAAAACTCGTCAAAGGTTTTTAATTTCATTGATAAAGTTGCAAGTTTTGGTAAAAAATTAATTGGTGAAGAAGCACCAAATGGTAAAGGTGTTTATGATAAACAAGGTAATTTAGTTGGACGTCGTTCAGCATATATTGGCGATGATAGAGGTGAGGATGTAAAACATGCAATGTCTGATTTTTACAGCATCATGTATAAGAGTCCTTTTTATCTTAGTCAAATGTTTGATGCAATACCTGGTGGTGGTTATTATGATGGAACAGATTTATTTCATCAAAATAAACCATTAGTTTGGGTTAAAGCAAGTGGTGTAACAGATGGTTCAGCTGATATGAATTTCAGACCCGATTCATTATTAGATTATACACAATTTATTGTTGGCCTTTCATCTAAAGATGGTGAAGACCACGTATCAAGAGCTATTGATCAAACATCAAAATATTTTGTTGACGGTGGTAAAAAATTTTCAAAGGGTTCAGCTGTTAAATTACTAAAAGACAAAAGTAGTGATGTTATTGGTGCGGAATATGGTAGAGTGTGGACAAAAACAAATGGTTACAATAGTTTAGACAAAACAATGAAGCAAGGTTCAAACATAAGAAAGTTTGAAGGTAGCGTATTAGGTGGTAAAAGTAGAGTTTGGAATTTAAACATGGCACCAATGTCAAATGGTAAAAAATCATTTGAAGGTTCAACAAATATTTTTGAAAGAACAAATGGTGCTAAAGATTTCTATGCTAAAAAATATATGTTCTCTATTGAGAACTTAGCGTGGAAAACATCAACAATGCCGGGTTTCACATATGATTCATTACCTGCTTGTGAAAGAGGTAATAACTTTGGTAGAGTTATGTGGTTCCCACCATATGGTTTACAAATTAGTGAACAGAACAATGCAAAATGGGAGGAGAATACCTTTTTAGGTAGACCTGAACCAATTTACACATATCAAAACACATCAAGAGGTGGACAATTGAAATTTAAAATAATTGTTGACCACCCAAGTATTCTTAATTTATTAATAAGAGAACATTTTAAAGATATGACTGATGAACAAGCTGAAGAACATATCTTAGCTTTTTTTGCGGGAACAGAAACTTTTGATTTTTACACATTAATAAAAACATACACAACATTGGATGCTAATGATGTTGGGTTAATTAAAGCATTTATGAATGCACACAATAAACCTGACACATCAACAATTAAAAAGTATAGATATACAAGTGAACCCGTTCCAACAGACAACCCATCAAAACCAGATAATACTAAACCCGGAGCACCAATAAAAGCATCTTTTTATTTTGAAAATGATGTTCCTGGTAAATTTTCTGAAAAGAAATCAACATCTGATTTTACTTATGCTCAATTATATGCACCTTATTTAAACAAGAAAGAACAATATCAAGTAGACTTAGCAACGGATTTAAATCAATTATTAACAGGAACAACAGCTGATTACAAATCGGATATAAAAGTTATATTTGGAAATGATGTAAAATCTGAAGAAAAAGCAACCGCAATTTCAAAAAGAGTTGAATCTGTTGGTAAAATCTTTGATAAGATGAGAGACGATTTTGCAGGCTTAAATACAAGTCTTGCAGATTTGAAAAAACAAATATCAGGTAATACGGTTGATGACGTTACAATTGTTATTGAAAGTTCCACATCAGAAGTCGGCGAAGATAACCCAAACTTTTATTTAGGTGTTAGAAGAGCTCATAGCATTGCACAAACAGTATTTGAGTTATTAACTGCACCGGGAACTAAAATAGATTTTTTAAAATGGCCATCAAGTAGCGATTTAAAAGATAGTTCTAAGAAAGGTTCTGACTTTTTAAAGAATGAATATCCGTTATCAAGTTTTGGTTGGAAAGAAAATAAAGGTAAATTAAAGTTATCATTCAAATCATACGGTGAAGACTATCAATCAGGTGACTTTAGTTGTAAACAAGTTATTAAAACAAAATTTGGTTTAAAGAAAACCGCACCGGTTGCAGTTGGTTGTAGAACTGGTTCTGTTAAGATTACATATGATGTTAAAAATAATCCTGCAACAGTAACAACTGTTCCACAAAAAATTAAAATAATTGTGGACGAAGAACCACTGGTTCCTATTCCTAAACCTACAATTGATGTTATGAAACGTATCATCATGAAAACTTTAGGTGAATGTTATTATTTTAAAAAATTAGAAGATACAGATCCATTAGTATTCAATGCGTTAAGAGATAAATTAAAATATTTTCATCCTGCATTTCATTCAACAACACCTGAAGGTTTAAATACAAGATTAACATTCTTGTTACAATGTGTTAGACCAGGTGATACAATACCTATTAAAGGATTAACTGATGCTTTGGACCAAAATGCGAGAAATACAACTTTTGGACCACCACCAATTTGTATATTAAGAATTGGTGATTTCTATCATTCAAAAATTATTATTCGTGATGTTAATATCGATTATGAAGATAATTTATGGGATATGAATCCTGAGGGAATTGGTGTGCAACCAATGATTGCTAACGTTAGTTTATCAATAAACTTTATTGGCGGACAAGGTTTAGAGAAACCCGTTGAAAGATTACAAAATGCATTATCGTCAAACTTCTTCGCTAATACAGAAATGTATGACGAAAGATCAACATCAACTAACACAATAATTGACGGTAAAGTAGCTGAAGATTTTGAATATGAATTTTTACATGAATTAGAAAAGAAACCTGAATATCAATTAGTTGATGATGCTGACAAAGGTAACAATGTTTTTGAAGGACAAACAGTAGGAAAAGCAGATATAAACAATCAAGGACCAATTTTAAGTTATAATTGGTTAATCGATAGTATATATAACTATTCTAAAGTTTACACCGACGGAGTTACATCTGCATATGAAAAAATGGTAAAAGATTATGGATTCAAAATTGCAAATCCATTCTTTAATCCTTCAATTAGAACTATAAACCAATATGATGTTCAAACACCAAGCGGAACAACACCAATAGGATTTATCGGTTTACACCCAAAAGGTAGTGATATACAAACAACAATTTTAAAAATAAAAACGGCCGTTCTTGATGCTGTTGAAAACAGTAATTTAGCGGTTGATATTTTAAAGTTAGTTGATAACGCAGACGACGGCCCTGTAACGGAATTAGAAAGAGCGTTAAAACCATTAATTAAAAAAGTTATTACTGACAAATTAGATGCTATTTCAAGTATTGGCGCTTTAAAAGAAATTGATGACAAGAGAAATGCTGTAACTAGTGATTTTGATTACATGAACTATGTTATAAAATACGGAAAAGACGGTTTTATAACAGGAACAACATATAATGACGTTTCATTAAATGGTTTCACAAAAGAAGAATTATTTGGTGGATATTCAAATGTTGTAGGTTATCTTTTAGATTTTAATAATAATATGATTCAATCATTAGATACGAGCCTTGATTTTATGGCCATACAAGGTTTACCGGCTCAAGAAGCAAAAGTTATTATACCTTATTTGATTAAAGATGATGAAAACAAAATTATTGAAGAATTAAAAAAAGAAGAAATTCTTTCATTAAGTGATTCAACTGGTTTACCATATATTAATAAAATAACGATTAATTTATATAGTCAATCACCTAAACCAATAACAGATTTCAAATACAAGAAAACGACTGAAGTAAAAAGAAAAGATACTAAAAAATACGAATACGTTAAAGGTGCTGTAGAAGAAATCGCTGCCGAAGACCCTGATGGTAAAAAACCAATTTTGAACAATCTTTGGATTAATAAAAATATTGAACCAACAGGAACTAAATTAAATTATTATAAAAAGAAAGGATAATGAGTAGAAGTTATGTAGATAGGTATCAGTATTTTATGAACGATGGTGAATATAAAATCGTTCCAGGTATTGATATACCATTTAAAGGAACCGACCGATATACCCAATACAAAAAAGGTAGAGACAGATTAGATAGGATTTCCCAAGAAAACTACGGGTCACCTTTATTCGGATGGTTAATATTAATTGCTAACCCAAGGGTTGGTAGTATTGAGTTTGAAATTCCTGATAATTCGTATTTAAGAATACCATATCCATTAATTAGTTCATTACAAGACTATAAAAATCAGGTGGATTTGTATAAATTGTATTATGGCGAACAGTAATATTCCGGGTAATGAAAATATACTTGTTAAAGTAGACCAAAACAACATCGTATTTATTGACCCCAATAGCGTTGTTGAGAATGGTGATGTTAAAACAAGAAATGTCCAACAAGAAAATCTTGTTATCTATGTTAATTTAGAAGCGGATTTAATTGAAAGAACTGTATTGGCAGTTAACAATACTGAAGAACCTTCAGCAAAATCCTCATTGTTATCTGTTGCTAAGGGAACGTTAAACATGTTAAAAAATAACAATGGTAATGATTTTGATACAACATGGACAAATTCATTTATTGAGAATACAAAAACTACAACAAACAATGGTAAAACAACCAAAACATTTGTTGATAGTATGGCAGATTCATCTGCACAATCATTCGGTATTGAAAGTGTTAATATAACAATTGCAGGTGCTAACTTTATACCACAAATCAACATCAACTTTATTGATGTTAGAGGGAAGACATTATTTGAGTCACCAAAGAACTCACCATATTCAGCATTTTTCCATTTACCTTGGCCAATATTTTATTTAACGGTTAAGGGGTTTTATGGTAAAGCAATTAGATACAGATTACACTTAGTTGATTTTTCATCATCATTTAATGGAACAACGGGTAACTTTGATATCAACACAACATTTGTTGGTTCAACGTATGCGTATTTGAATGATATCCCATTAGACGGTGCGTTCACCGCTCCATATCTTTATTCAATTGAAAAAGATAGAAAATCAACAACAGTTGAAAAACAAGTAACAAACAATGGTAAAACGACAACCGAAAAAACAACAACAACAAAAATTAACATCTCTAAGAATTCCAAAGGATACCAAATGTTACATTCGGTATATCAGGAATATATTCAAAAGGGGTTACTACCTAAAAATTTTAGAACAATCACATTAAGCGAATTGGTGAATAAAGCCAAAAGCTTGGATATGGTTATTGAACAATCAATTTTTAAAGGTGTTGATGCTAAAGTTTTTGCAGGTATAAAAGAATATGAGGATACGTTAAATGATTTTGAAACATCATTAAATGCGTGGAAATCTTCTTATACCGATACCAAACCAATAACTGTAGGTAATAAAGTTTATTACCCATTAAAAGCAAGTCTTAACGGAAAAACTGATTCTGTTTTTAACACAAGCGACGCAAATTCGTTGGTTAGTATTTTAAAATCTTATCCTGAAAAATTATCTAAATCTGCAATTTTCATTGATAAATTTGTTAAAGATAAAACTAACGCTTCATTTAAAGGATTGTCGTTCGTTTATAAAAATTATATACAAGATGTTGGGAAATATACATTAGAAGATAGTCCAAATTTCTTGGTTAACATCAGTGGAGACGAAACAAATCCAACAAGTATATTAAATGACTTGTATAGAATGTTCGCATCGTTTGTTGAACAAAGAGATAAGTTTCAGAAAAAAATTGAAGAATTAATCAATAACGTAATTAGAGATTCTAAAACAGGTTTAGGATTTGAACCAACGGTAAGAAACGTTATTGGTGTTTTATTAGCAAATGCGGATGTGTATGTTAGATTATTAAAAGATGTTCATACAAGAGCATTTAACGCAGGTGCAAAACGAAAAGATAAAGTTACTCCGATGTGTAATGAAACAATCGGTAAAAATGAAGTTTATCCTTGGCCTGAAATCACAAAAGCCTCATCAGGTAGTAAACAAAAAGTAATTGTATATCCGGGTGACGAAAGTATGTATAGAACATTGGGTTCAAATGACCCATCATTATGGCCAGAGGTTGAGTTTGTTGAAAACTATATTGCTGTATCAACAAAAAGAGTTGACCCAAAAGCAGACAAAGAAGGTGGTGTTAATAAAGTGGATTTTGTTTTTGAACAAGATGAAAAGTATTCTAAAACAAAAAGAATATCTACATTATTTCAATTGTGGGATGACGCACCTTATGTTAATAAAACCTTAAGTTCGGTATTATTTGAAATTTGGGAAAGAGCAAGATATGCTACTTTTTATGATTCATATGATTTAAAGGTTGTCGAAGAAATTGCAAAAATAGAATCGGAAAATTTAAAAGAATGTATAACTGAAGATTTGGACATTATTGAAATGTTAAAATCGGTATTAACAGTTAATAAAGATGATAACGCTGCAGGCATTACCGATTCATATCATAAATTTTTAGCATATTTGGATAGTTTTTCACCATTTGAAAGAGCACCTTATCTAAAAGATTTTTTACCAACAGTTCCATATGTTAAGGATATTATAACACAGTCATTTACATTAGAACAATATGGTGATGCAACGATTTTTGTAAATAACGATAAGGATTATCCAAAATTAAGCACGTTTATAAAATCATATGAACCTGAAAAATACAGAGCAGACATATATCCATTCAAGTCACCAACTTATTTGTCATATCTTAATTTAACTAAGTTTGATAAGGTTAAACAATTAAGAATGTCCAACATATTGAATGTGAACACTGAAGATGGTTTAATTAGCACATCGAACAATTTAAAATGGGTTAAAAGCGGATTTGAGGATAATTTATTTAAAAACCAAATTACATTCCCTAACCAAACAAAGGTTCATATTTTAAACACACCATATTTTCATAAAGCATTACTTTATGATGTATCAAGACCTGTATCATATGCAAAATATGTTGGTTCAGCTTATTTGTTATTGAACTCATTACCATTTAAGGACTTATCTGACACAATGATTGATGAGACAACAAAGAGTGAGGTGATGTTATCAACAATGTTTAAAGAAGCTGGTGCTTCTCATACAATACCATATCATTTAATTTGTAAGTGGGGTTCAATATATCATAGATATAAAAACTATGTTTTAGACGGCGGTGATATTTTATCAGGATTTACAACAAGTAATATGATAAACCCAATAAGCGGTTCAACGGCTTTTGATGACAATGCGGGTTTAACATATGTATTGTATGGCAAGAACGTATCAGATGATACCAATGATATTGGTATTCATCCATTTTATGATGATGTTTTTTATCAAGTTGTAAATGGTTATAGTTTCTTTGACCCACATGCGGGTAGTGTTGAATACAACGAAAAAATTGATAATGGAATTGTTAAAAACAGAATCAGAACAAAAGTAGGAACAAGGTATTACACCAATTATATTCAAAATTTTAATATTGACGCTACGGATGCTTTTTATACGTTACTACCATGTGATGGCGCAAATACGCCTGATACAAATTTAAATGTAAACAAAGATTTAGCATTAGATGCTCAAAATGGTTATAGAATATTATGGTATACTGGTGAAACGGCTAATGTAGATTATTCTAACAAAAAAATACCAAGCCCTTATGAATATATGTCAACACTTGTAACAGGTGGCACAAGAAACGGTGATAATATCTATGGGTTTGCTGACAACTACAGAAAAGTTATTGATTTAATTGCGACGTTTAGTCCTGAAATATTAGACAAGTTTGAAGAAACATTTTTAGAATTTGCATCTGAAAATTTAAACTTAGAAATACCTTATGTTAGATATCCAAATGTCAGCATGAGTAAATTCCAAGATTTATTGAAATCCATTGTTACGGTAGGTAAGTCTAATATTACTTCAACAGAAACGGATGCGGTTATTAAAGAGTTGAGTGAAAAACAAGGTGCAAGACTTAAAACAATGACCACAGCTATGCTTGCACAAAATAGTTTAATGAAACTTACAATATCAAATCCAAAAGATATTGATATTAACATTTTAGGTGGATTTGTTGGCTTTGAAAAAATTAGAACATCATATGGTCCATATCAGGAATACAAATACGAAGACAACAAAAAATATATCGATTTATACATCGGGGAAGAATTAGACATAACTAAAAAGTATAAAAGATTCTTCATGGATAATAACATTGACCTCAATGAACAAAATGTTAGAGCGCTAAGACCATTGGTTTATATATATGCAGGTGGGATGGCACATAACTTTAATACCCCTGAGGGATTTAAAGTTTATTTGACGGAAAATATTATCCTTCCTTATACAACAAGAAATAGATTATTCATCGATTTAATTATTAGAGGATTTAAAGATTTGCAAAATACAAACGGCGGAAGTCCGTTAAGTTTATACAAAGGTTATAATACCGAAATCAACAAAATAAACATGTATAGTGATTTTAAATCATTTAACGATAAATGGGTTGCAGGTAACTCAATCGGTCAGCGTTTATTATTAGAAGAATTTTTGTTTATCGATAGAGCAAACAGAGATATTGGTGATAACGCTTATGTTGATATTGGTAAAATCATTTCACTTGACGACTCCCAAAATACTAAAACATCAATATATAGTGCAATAGGGACACTCATTGAAGGTTCTAACTTTATATTCAGAGGATTACCTGCGTATGTAAATTTCTACGGCTCAAATTTATCTACCAAATCAAAATTGGAAGGTTCTAAAAAAACAGCAAGAAATATTTTTGGAACATTCTTGGAAGTAGATTACCAAGAAGCAAGTCCAAAGATGATTATTCAATACGTTGGCCCAACATCAAAACATCTTGATATGGAATATATTCAAGACAAGATGAAATTTAAAAATGATAGCGGTAATTTATTTGACATGAACGCAAGTCCATTAATCATTACCAATAACGATATTCTAAAAACAGGAGATTTAAATAAATCAAATAAGGTTGTTGCGTTTGAAATTAGTATTGGTGACCAAGCAAATGGTTTGTTTAAAGGAATAAAACTTGACCAAGCAACGTTAAGAAATTCATATGCATCACAAATTGTAAATGAAAACATGGGTCGTTCTGAAACTGGTTCGGGTGTTTATCAAGTTGATATCGGGTTGTTTGACATATACAGACAAGTATCCTATACTTGCGAAGTAACAATGATGGGATGTGCAATGATACAACCGTCCATGTATTTCTATTTGAAAAATGTTCCAATGTTTAAGGGTTCATATTGGATTACGGAAGTAAAACATAACATTAGAAATAATGGTATGGAAACATCCTTTACGGGATATAGAATGCCATATGCTGCATTACCTGACCCTAAGGATTCAATCATGTTAGCTTATAGAGCATTATTCGAATCAATAACTAATAAAGCAATAGCGTTAGTTAAATCTGAAAATACAAACATTGCAAGCAAATCAAATGTTGCGACTCAAAACGATAAAAATATTATAGACCAAAAAGGTAAACAAAAAACAATCAACGAAGGTGACCCTAAAGCATTACCTAAAAACTTTGTTGAAACCAAAATTAATAAATCCGATTTATACAATGAGGTTATACCTTATAATGGTTACGAAGGTGAAAAGCTTATTCAATTAGTTAAACTTGAAGATGGTGTTGAATGGTTAAAAGCAGTTGCATGCACATTGGGTGGTAAAAATAATTCACTTGACGATAATACAGCATTCTATATTGCCACTTTCGCTTCAGGAACTCAAACAACATGGAAAAATTTGAAAGGATTTACAGATACAGCCAGTATGTATACAACAAAATTCAAACAAGACCATTTGAATGAATTACAAATAACCAATTTACAAAACAAGAGCACAGTATTTTTAAACCCGTATAATAATAAAACATTGAATGTAACACATTCATTATGTCCTAATTGTCCAATCCCTAACGGACCAATTGGTATAGGGCCAAATAGCAACAAGTATGGTATTGCATTATCTAAAGCAGCTATGTCTCGTTTAGGGTTATACGAAGGTCAAACAGTTTATTTCAGGTTTAAATAGAAATAATAAGATTATTGGGATATTTATATTAATAAAAAGAATATTATGGAAAATAATAGATTAAACAATGCAATGGATCAATTCTTACAACCAAAACAAGTTAAGAGAGTATCTCAAGACGGTATGGAAAGAGAAGAGTGTGATTTAATGACAGGCGAATGTTATACAATCAGAGAAAAAGACGGTATAGTTGAAAGAATAAATAAAAGATACATTACCAACGACGGTAGACAATTATTACAAGATTAAGCTATGTTAGAACAAAAATTACAAGAAGAATTAAATCGTTATAAAGCCATTAACAAATATGGTAAAAAAATGATTATGGAACAAGACGCACCGCCAGATGCAGCAGCAGGCGCAGCGCCTCCAGACCCTTCAGCGGCGGCAGCACCGGACCCATCGGCAGGAGCAGCGGCAGCACCTGACCCTTCAGCAGCACCCGCACCAGGTGGTGCAACTCCCCCTCCTGCAGCAGGCGCAGCAGCACCGGCAGCGGATAAAACTGAAGAATTAGATATTACTGATTTAGTTGATATGGTGAAAAGTATTAAAAACCATCAAGAACAATCAGGAAATGGTGATTCTGAAGCAACAAGCAAAATGGATGACGTATTCTCTAAATTAAACGATTTAGAAAGTAAGTTAGGTGTTATGGACCAATTGATTAATAAAATTGACCAATTAGGTTCAGAAGTTAAGCAAATGAAACCAAAAACAGAACAAGAGAAATTAGAGATGCGTTCATTGGATTCATATCCGTTTAACCAAAATCCTCAGCAATTCTTTGCACAAAAGCAACCTGAAATGCAAGCAACAGGTAAAAACGAATATGTGTTAACTAAGAATGATGTTAATGATTACTCAAATAATATGATAAGAGACACCTTCGGTGGTGAAAATAATACTAACGAAGATGAATTTAAGTTCTAATGTAAATTTCTTTTTGGGGCTACAATGCCAAATAAAAATAATGCACTGGCAAACTAAGGGTTATGCAAGACATAAAGCTTTGGACGATACATTTGGTGAATTATTAGATTTGGTAGATACCTTTGTTGAAGAAGCAATGGGTAAGTATGGTCGCTTTAAATTAGATGATGAAACTAATACAATAAAATTAGCAAACTTAAGTGAACTTGACCCTAAAGCAATGGTTAAAACAGTTTGCGAAGCATTAATACAAATAACAGACCAAGTTGAAGAAACGGATACAAATTTATTAAACGTAAGAGACGAAATGTTAGGCTTATTTAATAAATTAAACTATCTTTTAACTTTAGAATAAAAACAATTTAAAAATGATATCAGGATCAGCAGCAGCATCTGCATCTAGCACAACAAGGGGAACCTTATCATATATAAACAATTTAATAACTGGTGCAACATTATCCGGTTCATACACTGTTTATGCAAATGAAAAAACCATGGACGATAACATGGCCTATGTGTTAAGAACAACATATGGTTATAATGTAACCAAACTAAATGAATTTATGGGGACACTTTCTGAATATTCAATCAATTGGGGCGGACCTGCAGCAAGTTCAGGAACAATATTATTTAACGGACAAGACCCGACTAACAATGGTTCATACGTTTCAGCACCAAGAGCAACTATTGCAACATGGTTACCAGGAAATGATGACTTCACAGTAGAGTGGTTCCAATATCAAACACAATTAACATCACACCCAAGAGTGTTCTCTATTGGTCCTGATACAACACCAAAATATGGTGTTAGTATTGAAGGAAATAGCATATATACATGGCCAGGAGGAAATGCATATGCTATAGGAAAGACATATCAAAATACTTGGATACATGTTGCGCTTGTAAGAACTTCAGGTTCAACTAAATGTTATATCGATGGAACACAAGTAGGAACAGCACAATCTAATGCTGTTACAATAAGTGGAGCAACATATGACTTCTTTATTGGTGCGGATGGATTGTCAGCGGGTGATGGATTCCCTGGTAAAATTACTAACTTCCGTTGGACAAATTCAGCGGTTTACAGCTCAAACTTTACAAGACCAAGCTCACCATTGACAGTATTACCACAAACTAAGTTATTATTATTAGGTGGTTCTCCTGCGAACCCTGTGGTGGATTCAACGGGAATCAATACATTGACAAACTTCAATACAACATGGGGGCCTGAGTCACCATTCTAATAACAAAAATACATTTAAAATAATTAAGCCCGGATTTTTTAATTCGGGTTTTTTTATTTATATTTTCTTATAACAATTTTCTAATTAAAATTTTTTATTATGTCAACATTTGATGCAGTTCTCGCTCAATACGAGAAAAACAAAAACGCCGCAAGCGGCAGCGCAAACAAGATGTCTCAAGAAGACAGATTAAAACGTTATTTCACAACAGTATTACCTAAAGGGGTAAGAAATGAAGAAAGACGTATCCGTATTTTACCTACAAGTGATGGTTCATCACCATTTAAAGAGGTAAATTTCCATGAAATCCAAGTGGATGGTAAATGGACAAAATTATACGACCCTGCTCAAGAAGGGAAGCGTTCTCCTTTAAATGAAGTTAGAGAAGCTTTAAGTATGACAGGTATTGAAGCTGACAGAGAGTTAGCTCGTCAATATCGTTCTCGCAAGTTTTTTATTGTTAAGGTAATCGATAGAGACCACGAAGAAGATGGTCCTAAGTTTTGGAGATTTAAAAACAATGTTAAACAAGATGGTATCTTAGACAAGATTTTCCCAATCTTCCAAAAGAAAGGTGACATTACCCACCCTGAAACAGGTAGAGATTTAACTTTATTTTTATCTTTAACTAAAGCAGGAACAGGTAAAGAATACACAACAATCAATTCAGTAATTCCTGAAGACCCAAGTCCATTACATGCGGACGCAAATGTTGCAAAAACATGGGTTGAAGATCCTGCAACTTGGTCTGATGTTTACTCTAAAAAGAGTGAAGATTATCTTGACATGGTTGCTAAAGGTGAAGTTCCACGTTGGGATTCAGTTACAGGTAAATGGGTTTCAAACTCACAAGCTGAAGAAACTTTAGGTGCACCACAAAAAACAGTAACAACTGTTGAGGACCCACAAGAAAACGACGAAGCGGACGAGGACTTACCGTTCTAATTATTAATGGAGGGGTGGAGATAACGTCAGAAACCCCATTTTTAAAAACAATTTTATGGGTATAAAGAAAAATAAATTTAATTCGGACGACATAAAGAAAAAATTCTCATCGACAACAAAATATAAAGAAGCAAGTTTTTATAATTGCGGTGAGGCTTTTTTAAGAGCAACAGGTTTACCGGGTCCTATTATGGGTGGTATTAATATGTTGTTAGGTCACTCTAATACATCCAAAACAACTGCATTAATTTTAGCTGCGGCAGATGCACAAAAGAAAGGTCATCTTCCTGTATTCATTATTACTGAAAAGAAATGGAATTGGGAACACGCCGTTCAATTAGGATTACAAGCAGAAAAAGATGAGAATGGTGAATGGGTTGGAGACTTCATTTTTAACGATAGCTTTGAATATATTGAGCAAATTACTGACTTCATGAACGAAGTATTAGATGCTCAAGAAAAAGGAGATTTAGACCAATCAATTTTATTCTTATGGGACTCAGTTGGTTCTGTTCCTTGTAAGATGACATTTGAAGGTAAAGGTGGTAAGCAACATAATGCTGCAGCCTTAGCTGACAAAATTGGTATGGGTCTTCATTCAAGAATTTCAAAATCTAAAAAAGAAGATTATCCAACAAAAGAAAACCCATTATACAGCACATTGATTGTTGTTAACCAACCTTGGGTAGATTTACCAGATAATCCATTTGGACAACCTGAAATCAAAGCAAAAGGTGGTGAAGCATTATGGTTAGCATCATCATTTGTATTCTTATTTGGTAATCAAAAGAAAGCGGGTATCAATCATATTGACGCAACTAAAGACGGAAGAAAAGTTGCATTTGCTATCAGAACTAAAATCTCAGTATTAAAAAACCACGTAAATGGTTTACAATATAAAGACGGTAAGGTGATTGCCGTTCCAACGGGTTATATTGATGATACAAAAGAAGCTTTAGAGGAATACAAGAAAGAATATTCAAAAAATTGGAAGGACAGTATGGGTAACATAACTCCTCTTGAATTATTTGAAAACGAAGAAGACAATATTGAAGAATAATAAACAAAATTTAAAATGTCGGTTTTATTAGTAGATGGAGACAATTTACTCACAATTGGTTTTTACGGCTACAAAAATGCCTTTTATAAGGGACAACATATTGGAGGAATTTTTCATTTTCTTAATACTCTTAGGAGAGAATTTGAAAAACACCATTTAGATAAAATCGTTGTCTTTTGGGATGGTAAAGACGGGGCATTAAGCCGTAAAAAAATCTACCCCTACTATAAAGAAAATAGAAAGGAAAGAATAAGAACCGAGGAAGAATTAAATTCGTATCAATACCAAAGACATAGAATCAAAGAATATCTTGAAGAACTTTACGTTAGACAAGGTGAATTTGAACAATGTGAAACCGACGATTGCATTGCTTATTATACACAAAATTCAAACAAAGAAAACAAAATAGTTTATTCATCCGATGGGGATTTAACACAATTGGTTTCACCAACAACACAAATTTACAACCCATCACATCAAAAACTTTACAAACAGAACGATACGATTGTTTATGACCACGAAGAGATTTTAATTGAAAATGTTAAAATTGTTAAAATGTTATGTGGGGACAATTCAGACAATATTGCAGGCATAAGAGGAATGGGAGTTAGAAGGTTTTTATCTTTAATCCCTGAACTAAAGACAGAGCACTTATCTGTCCAACAAGTAAAAGACAAATGTAACGCGATTTTTGAAGCTGACAAGTATAATAAGTCAGTTGCAAATTTACTTACAGGAGTAACAAAGCACGGCGTATTAGGTGAAGAATTTTTCGATATAAACAATCGTATTGTAAGTTTGGAGGAGCCACTTTTAACTGATGAAGCAAAAGAAGTTATCACGCTATTAATTAATGAAATATTAGAGCAAGAAGGTAGGTCCTATAAAAATGCCATGAAAATGATGAAGGACGACGGCTTGTTTAATCTCCTACCTAAATCAGAAGACGGATGGATTAATTTTTTAGACCCATTCCTTAGGTTAACAAGAAAAGAAAAAAATAATAATAATAAAAAAAAAATGATTAAAATTAAAAATTATGAGTAATCAACAGTTAGACATCACAAAATTTGAGTTCTTGTTATCATTAGACGGTAACATTATTTGTCAACGATTTTTCAATGTCAAAGACCACAATCCTGCTGCTCGCAGAAGTATGGATTTACATTATTATGTAAAAAATATTTGTGAGGATATTAGTGAGGATTTAAAAATAAAAAGTTCCAATTATCTATGCGAAAATCAAAATTATATCCTAAATTTTGAAAATGTGGAAGATTCAAAAATCAATGAAAAAGAAGAATTTTTATTGGAAATTAAGATAGGAGAGGACGTATTTATTCAAAGGATGTTCCCCGCTTATTACTACCACCCAAAGGTTAGATATGCCGTGGACATCAGACCGAGACTTAAGACTATATTGACAGACTTGACTGACATTTTGTCTTCAGAAGAATTGGAAACAACTTATTTACAATACGAATTATAATAAAAACAAACATGATAACAGAAGAAAAAAATTTCGGGAGATTAGGATTTTCATTCCAACAATCGCTAATAAAAGCAATAATTGAAGATAGAAAATATGGTGAAACAATTATTGACGTGATTGAAAGCAAATTTTTTGATAACGCCTCTTTCAAATATATAATGGAGAATTTGAAGGAATTGTATAAGTCTTACAAAAAGATACCAGACTATCCTTCAATTTCACAAAAGATAATGGCTGAAAATGGCGATACAACATCAACCAGAGCACATTTAGATACTTTAGAACAAATACAAAACAACGAGCAACAATCCGATTTAGTTAAGGATACTGCACTTAATTTTTGTAAACAACAAAACTTAAGAAGAGAGTTAAAAAATGTTCAAAACATCATCGAACAAGGTGAGTTTGAATCGTATAACAAAATCGAAGAAATCATCCAAAAAGCGCTTCAGGTTGGCATATCTGGTGAAGATGCTACGGATGTATTCCACGACATTGAATCGGCTTTAGAAAAGGATAACAGACATCCAATACCAACAGGTATAACAGGTATTGATAACCTTTTAAATGGTGGTTTAGGTAGAGGTGAATTAGGAGTGGTATTAGCACCAACTGGAACTGGTAAAACAACAATACTTACCAAAATTGCTAATACAGCATACAATAATGATTATAATGTTCTTCAAATATTTTTTGAGGATAATCCGGGTAACATTAAAAGAAAGCATTACACTATTTGGTCTAATATTGCACCTGACCAACAACCTGAAAATAAGGAAGAGGTAATGAGAATTGTTGAAGAGCATCAGTCTCGTTCAAAGGGTAACTTAAAGCTTTTAAAATTGCCAAGTGATAATGTTACAATATCTGAAATTAAAAACAAAATCAGAAAATTAAACTCTGACGGTTTTAAATTAGATTTGTTAATCATTGACTATGTTGACTGTATTAGTCCTGAAAGAACGGCATTAGGTGAAGAATGGAAAGGCGAAGGTTCAATTATGAGAAGTTTAGAATCAATGACAGGCGAGTTTGATATTGCAGTTTGGACAGCAACACAAGGTAATCGTGAATCAATTTCAAGCGAAGTTGTAACAGGAGACCAAATGGGTGGTTCAATCAAGAAAGCACAAATTGCCCACGTTATTATGTCGATTGGTAAAACATTAGAACAAAAAGAACATAACTTAGCAACATTATCATTAATCAAATCTCGTATTGGACGTGACGGTGTGGTATTCTCAAATTGTAAATTTAACAATGAGATGCTAATTATTGATACCGAATCACAAAGCACATTATTAGGACACGAACAACAAGTGGCTCAGAATAATGTAAACAGAGCTGCTGATTTATATAAGAAGAGACAAGAATTACTAAAAAAATAAATTAAATAGATAACATGAGTAAATTATTTACGGAGAGAATACCGTTTAAACCATTTGAATATCCTGATTATTATAATGAAGGGTGGTTAAAGCAAATGCAAGCGTTTTGGTTACATACCGAAATACCTATGCAAGGGGATGTTAAAGATTGGAATGAAAATTTAAATGAATCGGAAAAACACTTAGTAGGTAATATACTTTTAGGTTTTGCACAAACTGAATGTGCTGTATCGGACTATTGGACTGGTATGGTTACTAAATGGTTTCCAAAGCATGAGATTAGACAAATGGCAATGGCGTTTGGTTCACAAGAAACAATTCACTCAATTGCGTATTCATATTTAAATGAAACATTGGGATTAGATGACTTTGAAGGATTCTTACATGATGAAGCAATGAAAGAAAGATTTGAATTATTAACTAATACATCCGCAGATTGGACCCCAAAAGATTTAGATACTAATCCAAAAGCGAGAGTTGAAGTTGCTCGTTCACTTGCTATCTTTTCGGCATTTGCGGAAGGCGTTGCATTATATTCTTCGTTCGCTGTATTATATTCTTTTCAAATGAGAAATCTATTGAAAGGGATTGGACAACAAATGAAATGGAGCGTTAGAGATGAATCTTTACACTCAAAGATGGGTTGTCAGTTATTCCGTCATATGTGTAGTGAGTATCCTGAATTGTTAGAAGAAGCAAAATCCTCAATCTATCAAGCAGCACACATTATGCAAGGGTTGGAGTTTAACTATATTGATAAGATATTTGAAATGGGTGATTTGGAAAACCTTAAAAAAGAAGACCTTAAAAACTTTATTTCACAAAGAATCAATGAGAAGTTACGAGAATTGGGTTATAATCCTACAACAGATGGGGATGAGTATTTCACTTATGATACAGAATCGGCAAACGAATTAGAATGGTTTTATCACTTAACAGGAGGAGTAACACATACAGACTTCTTTGCAATGAGACCTACCGATTACTCAAAACCAGGTGAAGACGAAGATTGGTCTGATATATTTTAAATTATGAAAAATTACGGAGAAGAATTAGGATGGGAGGTCGATGTAG